GTATTGAACTAACGGGACACGTTAGTTTAATGGAACAGCGACAGTCTAGGACCTTTATTTTTTCATCCTTGGTTGTCGCTGTTTCAATTTCTAGGCTCAGTCTACTACTTTATTTTCTGCTGATAGTAGGAACTAGTAAATCCGTAGTAGGTGCGCATTAGAAAGGATTTACACTTTACTCAGGAACAAATCAAACCCACTTTAGGAGGAATATGAATTATGTCTACACAACCACGTTTTGCATTTCTCAGCTCTGACGGTATTCTACACTTGCACGATGAAGAACATGCAGCCCAGCACGGTAAGCACGTACAAACATCCTTGACGGACGACGAAAGTGGCTTTCCTGTCGTAGAGGGCCAGGGTGTTGTCTATTATGCCCGTGAGGATAAAGCTTTCGTCAAAGGAAATAAAAATGATGGTCAGCTCATCGCAACGCCGCCAGTGCTCAAACAGCTCGCAGCAGAACTACTGTAATACCTTACCCGACTTATGTAAAAAAAGGCGCCCGCTATGGACGCCTCATTCATTTTATTTCACTCTTTAATTATTTTTGTTTTATGCCGAGTGCATCTTTAATGGAGCTTTGAAGTAGCTGAGAAAAATTCAGCCCAGCATCCCGTCCGGCATTCCGTAAATATTGTGGTACAGTGCAATTTACTGTGACAGATTTATTTGCTTCGGACTCCCTATAAGGTGGCAAGAATACTTCGATGTACACAATCCGGTCACTGGCATCGTTTAATTCAATGCTGGTCGGATCAGATGGACTAGGAATGTCCATTTTTGTGTCTTCTAATTCCAATATACGATCAACCAGCATGTTCTTAGCATCAACAACAGCCGTTTGTATATCAGGTGCAAGAACGGCCGTACCGGGAATATCCGGGAAATACAGTCCTAAACCATCAACTGCTTTTTCAACAACAGCAGGGTAAATATAGGTGTTTTTCAATTTATCTCGCTCCTTTAATTTAATTATTTTTGTTTATTCGTCGTGTTATATATATAGAAGACGACGAATAGTCCGTACAGTGAGGTAAGCGTTTGGAGAGAAGCCCAGGGGTTAAAACTTAACCCCTGTTGTCTTCTCGATGCTCTTGATTGTTCCAATCGGTATGGTGGCTCCGTCATTATGGAAACTGATATCCGCGTAACGTGTTGGATCATCTTTATGTTTCCATCTTTTGTGACTAGTGCTGTTGCCAGTGTGAGAAGGAGAAGGTCCAAACCCTTCTCTTCTCAACCGTTTGGTCAACTCTCTGACTGTTATTTGTTTCGGCATCGCTTACCTCCTTTCTATATTATGAATTATAACACGTATTATTATGCGCGTAAATGAGAAAATGCGCATTATTATGCGTATTATAATTGCCAATAGGAGGCCTTTTGAATGAATTAGTTAGATGAACATTAATAGGTTGACACTCTCCTGACGAAATAAAGAACAGGAGGGAAAAAATGATGACTTGGACAGGAATATGGGATGGGGCAGGCCCGTTCATTATTGGAGCGATTACAGCGGTAGTGATTTATATTCTAGGTGAGATTTTGTGTACATTCATACCAAGGGGTCTAACAAGAGAAATATATAGGATTTTTTTAATAGTTGCGGTAGTGGTCGGTACAGTAGCTTCGATTTATATTAGCAGTCGAATATGGTGGGGTATCAGTTAAGTCGCCAATAGGCGGCTTTTTTTATTTGTCCAGGAAACTTTTCCTTAGCTTCAGATACATTATCAAAAGGGGTGAATAACAAGGCATGGGACGAAAGAGAGATCCAAAACGGGACGAAGCATTTGATTTATACAAAGCCGGTTCCGGCAACATACGTCTCACAGATATAGCCTCTCAACTTAGTGTATCTGAAGGTACGGTAAGAGGATGGAAGGCTAAAGATAAGTGGGAGGACATGCTTGCTGACGAAACGGAACATACGGAACGTTCTAATAAAAATGCAACGGATCGAAATAACGAAACTTCAAATGAAGATGAAGACCCAACAGAATATCCTGATGAGCTTTTTCTAAAAGCCGTCCAAATTGTAGCCGAGGCCAAACAAGCCTCGGTTTCTTTATTGCAGAGAAGGATGAGGATAGGTTATAGCAGAGCAGCTCGACTGATTGATGAAATGGAACGGCGCAAACTCGTCGGTACATATAAGGGTGATAAGCCAAGAGAGGTATATGCTACCCTGCTTACAGTTGATACGCTCTCTAAAGAGCTAAAGGTTTCTACTCGAGAAATACGGAACGTTCCGAAAAAAAAACAGAAACGCTCTGATAATATGGAACGTTCCAAAAAGGTGCAGAACGTTCCTGTAATTGTTGAAGAACCTGAACCGGAAGTTCCCGATGAAGATGGATTAACGCCTAAGCAAAGGATATTCACTTATGAATACCTTCGAGACTTCAACGCCACGAGGTCAGCCATTGCGGCGGGATACAGTAAGAAAACCGCCTATCAGATCGGTTTCGCTCTGTTGAAGAAAGTTGAAATTCAAAACATTATTCGGCAGCATAAGGAATCTATGATCGACGAGGTAGGATTGAATGCTCAGCGCGTACTGATGGAGTATATGAAGATAGCTTTTGCAGACATTACAGATTACGTGGAATTTGGTCAAAAGGAAGAAGACGTTCTTGGATTAGAAGGAGAACCGATCTTTGATTCGGAGACTGGAGAAACAAAGAAGTACAGATATAATTATGTCTCTTTTAAAAACAGCGATGAAATTGATGGAACTCTGGTTTCAGAAGTCAAGCAGGGTAAGGACGGAGTGAGTGTAAAGCTACACGACAAAACCAAGGCATTGGACGTGCTGACTAAATATATGGATTTGTTGCCGGATAATCATAAACGTATGATTGAAAACGAAAAACTCAAGATGCAGCGTGAGAAACTTGAGCTTGAAAGGGCAAAGGTCACGGGTGAAGGCAATACAGAAGACGATTTAATTGACGATTGGGTAGAGGCGGTGGTAGGTAATGAAGACGAAGGACTCACCGGAGACAAAACGGAGGCTTCAAGCATTCAAGAAACGGATTCCTGAGTATCGCAAGAATCCCACATTGTTCTGCCAAGAGATGCTTAAGTTCTATCCTGATGATTGGCAGGCAAGCACTCTAATGGATTTAGCTAATAATCCTCGTGTTTCAGTTCGTTCAGGTCAGGGTGTAGGGAAAACCGGACTGGAAGCTGCAACAGCCCTTTGGTTTCTGTCCTGCTTCCCTTATCCAAAAGTGATTTGTACAGCTCCTACAAGACAGCAGCTACATGACGTGTTATGGGCTGAGATTAATAAATGGCAATCTAAAAGTCCGGTGCTGAAACGAATCCTTAAGTGGACTAAGACCAAAATATACATGAAGAATTATGAGGAACGCTGGTTCGCTACAGCTCGGACAGCAACCAAACCTGAGAACATGCAGGGCTTCCATGAGGACTACATGCTATTTATTGTGGATGAGGCATCGGGTGTTGCTGATCCAATCATGGAGGCTATATTGGGTACGTTGTCTGGTGAGTTCAATAAAATATTGATGTGCGGCAACCCGACAAAAACGTCGGGTGTTTTTTATGATTCGCACAATAAGGATAGAGCAGACTACAAAACACGTAAGGTATCCTGTCTAGACAGCCCAAGAACAAGCAAGGATAATATCGCTATGCTCAAGCGTAAGTATGGTGAAGGCAGTGATGTATGGAGAGTCCGGGTTGAAGGTGAGTTTCCTCGTGGAGAGGCGGATACATTTATCGCGCTAGAAGTTGCCGAATTCGCTGCTAAAGAAGTGAATCTTGAACCCACCGGAGACATGCTAACTATAGGAGTGGACGTTGCGCGGTTTGGTGATGATGAAACTTCAATGTTTGCTGGTATAGGGCCAAGAGTTGTAGGGGAACACCATCATTTCAAGAAAGACACAATGGTTACTGCTGGCTGGGTGATCAGCCTGGCTAAAGAACTACATTTAGCTCATCAAGATTTGAACCGAATCAGAATAAGAGTAGATGATAGCGGTGTAGGTGGAGGTGTAACGGATCGACTAAATGAAATCGTAGCTGAAGAGGGGCTACCATATGAAATCATTCCAATTAACAATGGTTCTTCATCTTTAGATGAGCACTATGGGAACCTAGTTACTGAAATGTGGGCATCTATTAAGGATCAATTGGAACAGAATATGAGTAATTTCATAAATGGAGATGCGAGCGTTCTGCAATTGCCTGATGATGATGTTCTTATAACCCAACTTACAGCACGTAAATGGAACATGACCAGCAAGGGTAAAATGCTACTTGAAAGTAAGAAGGATATGAAAAAGCGTGGACTCAAGTCACCAGACCGAGCTGACGCTTTTGTGTTGGCGTTTGGAGAATATTTAATGGCACCAGACACACATATTATGCTTCCTTCAATAGGTAGTGTGGCAGTAAAAAGATAAAAAGATGTTAAGTGACACACCTCGTAATGGAAGAATATCAGGATGTAGCTGGGCAGTATCGGCAAATCGTATTTTTCTAGCGTGAGGTAAGCGTAACGCAGGGATACAGTCCAAGCGAGTATGGATCTAATATTGAAATTAATAAACAAACTGAACAAATTGAATCTTGAATGTGATTCAGAAGCCAGGTAACGTAAGATGGATGCAGGCCTGACTGAATAGCCAGCAGAGGGAAATTATCCAACGTATCTACCTGAGGAATTTGATTATATCAGCAACGGGAGAGGACCTTAGTGACAGCACTTTCCATAGGGTCAACTAAGAAACGATTTTTACTAGCAACGCTGCTGGGTTTACTTGCATAGAGCGAATCTGGATTTCTTACAAAACGTGGTAACCAAAGAGCCAGTTTTACGTAGTCTTAATTATATTATTTATACTATAATGTATAGAAAATAATTATTTTGGAGGAAATATATGCTTGATGAAAATAAAGAATTCAACATGAAATGGACGTCTGCTCTGAAGGGAATTAAAAATATGCACTCACTGAGTGAGGTCGATAAAGCAACATTGAGGAACTTATCCTCGATTTTATACACATATGAATTAATAGTAGAAGAAATGAATACAAAAACTAGAAGGTTACAGCAAATCGCCTCAAACGAAGCATCTAACAAAGTTGAGGCATTAGAATATATAAGTCAATATTGCTTATCCCATCAATATGAATTAGGAATGAGTATTTTTTATTTAGCACAACAAGGATACGGAAACTCTATCTCAATTTTAAATAGGTCTATTCTAGAGAATTTGATTAATTTGTCTTATCTTTGGTTGTCTGAGAAAATAAATAATTCAGTCTTAGAAAGAAACGCTTGGATAGAATATTACAAAGCAAAATTTAATTCTTTGCATAAAGGTTTGACACGTTTTAAAAAACACAGGGAAAAACGTAGAGAGACTGTTCATACTCCATCGGTAGATCCAAGCAAAATCAAAGACCTTCAAGAAAGGGAGCAGAACTTTCGTGAAAAGTATCCAGACTTTAAGAACGGTAAACATATATTCTGGTGTAAGCATCCCTATTTAAGCGACAGAGCACGAAAAGTAGACGATACTAAGGTATTTAAGAACTTTCTGGAGAAATTTTATCTTGAAGAGCTTTATAGAACAGTTTATGCTATGGCAAGCGATATAACACATGGTTCTAGTAGTATAATTGATGCTTATTTGTCTCAAAATAATAAAAAAGAAGTCATGTTTGGCGGCGATTACACTACTATGACCAATTGTTTGCAACGAAGTGTAGTGTCTCTACTTGCTTCAATTATAGTGTTGGGCGAAATTTATGACATATCACACGAGAAGCTCGTCTCACAACTACATCATCTGGGTTATAATGTTAGTTAAAGCGTACATATTTCGCCAGAAGATATCTATTTTTTACTATTTAATGATCCTCTATGGTAAAATTTGCAATGGTAAATTATTTGTATCATGGAAAATCACATGGAATGAACAGCAGCTTTTAGCCTCGGTGATCAGGTCAGCCAATGTGCTGACCTTTTTGATTTCTCTATAACCATATTCGAAGAAAAAACATGACTACTACAAAGTGTCTTAAAGGAGTATAACATCTGTTATCGAATATCTTAAAAAAGATTAAAGAAAGTAGGTTGTAATGTGTCTAGTTTAATCGGCGTGATCGTGGGGGTCATATTAAATCAAATTTCTGTTTTGATCTTCAGCAGAAGGGCGGAACGTGAACGAATACTGATGGCAAATATGAGCTCCAGACTATCTGCATACAGTAACATTTATAGTGCACTACTTGATTATCAATTATATTATAGTCAGTTTGTTGATTATGGTAACGAATTTATTGTTCATGAAGATCCGAAAGACTTTGCCCCTTTAAGCAGTTTGGAAGAATTGACGAGGGCTTATAATAAAAATGAAATTTGGATACACGAATCTTCTAAAGCTAAAATTTCAGAAGTGTTACAGCTTTCAAGTTATTGTGTGAATTTAGCTATTTGGATAAAGGATCCTAACAATATTGACATGATTAATGAGGTAGAGAAAAAGGCTAATAGTATGTTGAAGTTAATTGAAGATGCTAAAAAGCATATTATAAAAGTTAATGGATTAGAAAAACTGGACCAGCATAGCCAAAAGTTGCTCAAATAATAAAAATAAATGATATCGAGCGTTAATTAATCTGTTTTGTTTAAATGAGCGCCTGTGTTACTTTGGTGCTTAAAATACATAGGCAGATACAAGTCACTCATTTGAGTGGCTTTTTTTATTGCCTTTTGAAAGGATTTTAGTCTTGAAGAAGCAGCAGAAGAAAGGGATTTTGCTCCCGTTGAAAGGCCCACCAAAACAGCCGAAAAAATGCAAAGGTTGTGTATGGGGCAGGTGGGATGGTGTTAGACAGTTTTGTTCCCGTACCGCATGTGTGAAAAAGGATAAGCTTTCCTGAATGTCGAATCTTGGAATTAGGCAAAATTTTAAGGAGGTATACTATTTGAATGAATTACTATTATTCTTGGTTATGATAACAGCTTTGGTTCTAATGTTTAAATTTTTCTTTGGACCTTTCAACAGAAAAAATTTAATTTCAGCTTTAGGAATTTTAGCCCTTATAGGCATATGGGTTACGTTTTTCCATGATTAAGAGGCATCCTTCGGGGTGCTTTTTCTTTTGTCCTCATATGACAATATGCAAGCTGTTTTGAGCCTCCTTCCTGTTACACGGACAAATGCCGGAAGAAGTACAGCAGAGAGCAGAGAGAAGGCATACACACGCTCTGACAGCCTATTAGCTGCTCACCCGAATAACGGAAACCAACTCAACTCAAATAGGGGGTATGAATCGTGGAAATCAGAGTCCTACCAATCGAACAAATCAACGCAGCAGCATATAACCCACGGGTTGATCTGCAACCAGGTGATCCAGAATACGAGAAGCTAAAAGCCAGCATCGAATCATTTGGTTATGTGGAGCTAATCGTCTGGAACGAACGCACCGGGAACATGGTTGGAGGCCATCAACGCTATAAGATCATGGTTAACGAGCTGGGTCATACGGAGCTGACTGTAAGTGTTGTCGACCTGGACGACCAGCAGGAAAAGCTTCTCAACCTAGCGCTTAACAAAGTTTCCGGTCGATGGGATGATGAAGCCCTTTATCGATTGCTTGATGATCTGCAGGTGAGTGGAGCTAATCTGGCCCTGTCCGGCTTCGATTTGGAAGAGTTCGAGGATCTGGCCGCAGAATTTGCTGTGCCACATGATGAAGCTTTGGACCTTCCGGTTACCGATGATGACTTTGACGTCCAGCGTGCTCTAGATGAAATCAAGGAGCCGGAGACCAGGCGCGGGGATGTGTGGCAGCTCGGTCGGCACCGCTTGGTGTGTGGAGATGCAACTAATCCTGATGATGTAGCGCTTTTGATGGACGGAGCCAAAGCAGCGCTGGTGGTCACTGATCCACCTTATAATGTGGCCGTTGAGAGCGATTCAGTACGTCTGGCTACCGATGGCCGCAGCTCTATCATGAACGATAACATGCCCGCCGAGGACTTCGCGGGCTTTTTGTATGCCGTTTTTGCCAACTATACAGTGGTAATGCAGCCTACGGCGGCGATCTATGTATTCCATCCTTCATCATATCAACGTGAGTTTGAGGATGCTATGAACGCTGCTGGTATTGTGAGCCGGACCCAATGTATTTGGGTGAAAAATGCTGCATCCTTCGGCTGGGCGCAGTACCGTTTTAAACATGAACCAGTCTTTTATGCCCACCTGAAGGGGAAAGCTCCTGCTTGGTACGGTGATCGGACACAGACAACGGTGTGGAAGGCTGGTCTGCCTGTGGAGGAACCATTGCCCGAGACAGTATGGGAGGTTTCGAGGGGCGATGTGAACAAGTATGTCCATCCTACTCAGAAGCCCCTTGACCTGCTGGCTATTCCAATTAAGAATAGCAGCCAGCGTGGTGACGAGACTGTCGATTTCTTTGGCGGCAGCGGCTCTACCCTTATGACCTGTGATCAGCTCGACCGCTGTTGCAGGACCATGGAACTGGACCCAGTATTTTGTGATGTGATTAAAATGCGATATCAGCAGGCGACCGGTATGGAGCCGGTACGGCTTTCTAGTGTTGCAACATATTATTCTAAATCGTAAAGTACGTTTGCACGAGAAATGTCTATTGGTTCGATTACAGGCATGTTAAGAAAATACTTTAACTGCCATGTCTGAGTTTTTTGAGCCTGAAGGCTTGTAGGCGTGTCCCATGGTGGATAAATACGTATTGCTCTTTTACCACTTTCACCTTTGTTAGATAATATTTTATGTTTAATCAGAATAGATTTTGGGAATACAAATTGCCCCAAGTTACTGTCTTTACGTGTACTAATAACCAAGAAGTCGATTGGATCTGATACGTCATAGGGTTGGATTGGTCCATCCCCAATCCTCTTATATACAGTCACAAATTGCCCGACCTTTTTTGGAGTTGTCTTTGCAATACGGAATCGTATAGAGTGAGCATTTAAATTAAAGAAGTAGGCCCCATAGTCAGCGTTTTGTTTTTCTGGAATTGGTCCAGTACATTTAAAATTACATGGATTATAAACTAGAACTTTAGCGGCAAGCAGGTCGGTATGAATCTTATCAGATGCTGTCCAAGAATTTTGGCCACCAGGAGGTATTTCTTTGTTAACCATTGTTATTTATTCTCCCCCCATATATAAAACCGTTGTTTAACGTAGCATTCACTATATTAATGTTACCGCAGATGGTTCACAAGTTTGGTTTGTAATCTGCCTAGTATAAGTTTAAATAAAAAGGAGGACGCGCTAACGTCCTCCCCATCATCCAGGGTATCCCCGGCCGGATCAAAGATTTTCAGGATGGCCAATTTGAGATTAAAACGGTCGATGATCTCCGTAAGCTGTTGGACATTGATTGCAAAAGGATCATTTTTGAGCGGATTCTTTTTCGATTGCATAAATAACTGTCAAGTGCCGCTTATGAAGTGTTTTCTTAATACCTTCAGTAACTATATGGCTTATTGCGACTGCGCAAAAAACTACAGCAATAAAAAGAATAACTTCATAAATGTGGTATCCTTCTGCAAATCGTTTAAAAATATTATCAATGTGATCAATCCAGGCTTCGCGATTGTTTTTTTGTAGCTCTGCTTTATTACTATTTAAGTATGTTAACAGTGAAGAAGATGTACTTACCGAGTAACCTATAATAGCTATAGCAATAGTGAATATTAACTTACTAAATACATCTATTAGTTGCTGGAATATGCTATGAGTTGGGTCCCAAGATTCTAAACTTATTTTAATGATATTAAATTTGTATTTGGGTAACTCTTTATAAGATTTATAAAGTCTATCTTCCAATGCATAGCCATTTAATAAATCTTTTTTCTTGTACTTAAGTAAGTGTGATTCTAATTTTCTAACAACGAAAAAAAGAGATACCCATTCATAAATACTCATAAAAGTACCAATAGTAATAAATAAAATATTAATAGCGTCAAAAATCATAACAAATCTCCTTTTTTTAGTCTCTTATAATATTTGTCGGCATATTTTTTTGAATTTATAGGGCAAGGCTGATGATTGCAGCCTTGAACGGGACAAGGAAAACAGATGTAGTGGGAGAATAGCTAAATAAGCAATAACATTTTTAGAGTCTACTTAGTAATCAACAAGTGATGATTCCTAGTATTGGAGGTGTTAATATAAAAAAGATGATGGCTATAAAAAGTTACGAATGGAGAAGTGAATTTATGTTGTCTGAAAAAATCTTTGATAGCTTTAAGAAAATAGGACTACTTGATGATTTGAATAGAAGTATTGAACACTTACTAAAACATGATGACCATTTTATAAGTAAAACAATCTTACCTAAAGAAAAACCTGTTAGTATGATTGGGATAAGGGGGATGCATTTATTGCAAAGCTCCCTTTACAGATCTAAGGTACTAACTAAAGGTTTTATTTCTTCGTTAAATGACAATAATCCGTTATCCTCTAATTTGAATGTACGCGCTCATCTTGAGACTACGGGATTAGTTGGTTATATGTACAAAAAACTAAATAGCTACTACAAAGGGAACATTGACTTAGATAATCTTAATAATTCTCTTTATAAATTAAATTTGGGTGTAAAAACACCAGGTCGCATCGGTGATGCCCCAGATCCAATTAATGTAATGACGATGATCGATGAATCTAACGCGATGTTTCGTAAGTTATCTGGAAACAAGGAAATCGATTTTAGGATGGTATATGATGAATTATCAGAATTTTGCCACCCTAACAGTTTTGGTTTGATAGGATCGCATGATATCATTGAAGGCAATGTGGTTGTATACAAATCGGGTAATGAGTTCGATGTAATGAATTTTGTTCAACCCCACCGCGCTTTACTTATCTCTTCCAATCTCTTCGAATTATTTTATACAAATTCATTTGATCTCCTTCAGCAAAATGAACAATTACCTACTCTAGAAAAATAGTTAAGATAAGTATTTGCTCAATAACAGTAGTAACACCGAATAAAACCAATGAGATATTTAGACATAGAAGTATGAATGAATATAGAAGGTCAGGAAACTTTTCCTGCCTTCTTTTTTGTTGCAGGATTCAAGAAGAAATTCCAAAGTTGAACGTTCTGGTGAGTGTTACTGCTTTTTCAGTTGAAAATCAGTAGTAAATCCGAATAAAACCAATGTTATTCTGTATTCATAGAAGTTCGCAATGAAAGGTGGTGAAATTTTGAAATGGTATCATAAAGCCGTATATTCTTTGGCGAATTCCGTTCTTCCGACAGCGGTAAAGCGGCAGATGATGGGTATAGGCAGAGCAACAGTACCTAATAATGCTAATCCGTGGGGCATATTTAACTGGCTACCAAAAAAACATCAGCAGGCTCATAATATTGACCTTACAAAGTTGCAGAGCTATACAGCAGAGGAATTGCTGGAACTGCTTATATCCGTTCATCCAGACGTATCCTATGCTCTGTACACATACTTACGTATGGGGGATACCGAATTAACATTTACAGCTAAGAAACCAAATGGGAATGCAGATAAGAGCGGACAACAGGTACTGGATGAACTCAAAGCTATGCTTAATACACCGCTACCTTCGCCGGGATACCAGCATGGAAGGTCATTAGGTAAACTAGACACGATCCAGCGGATGATGATCATGGTTCGCGGTGCTTGTGCCGGGGAGGTTGTGCTGAATGAACGATGTAATGATGTAGTTGATATTGTTCCGGTTGATCCGGCTTTAATTTGGTTCCGTAGGGAACCGGATACTAATCGACTTACACCGTGGCAGTATGTAAAGAACCCACGGAGGAGCGCGAATGAAGAATGGTTTGGAAATTACAAAAAGATTGACACACCAACATTCATCTATGAAGAATTTGATCCTATGGTTGATGATCCTTATGGACGAACGCCCATGCTTCCAGTGCTGCAAGTAGTTTTCTTCCACCTCCAAGTGCTGGCTGATCTAAAAGCAGTAGTGCACAACCAAGGATATCCACGGCTTGATATCTCCATGTTGGAAGAAATCATGCTGAAGAATATGCCGAACAACTTAAAGAGTAATCCAGATGGACAGCAAAAATGGCTTAAAGAGCGAATGGATGAGATGCTAAACCATTTCAACTCACTTAATCCAGATGATGCTCTTGTCCACTGGGATAGTGTAAAAGTCGAATATCTGAAGGGTGGAAATTCGGGTCCAATGATTGATATTAAGAAGCTAATTGATATCATTGATACTCAAATGGCCACTTCACTAAAAACGTTGCTTACCATTCTTTCTAGGCATCAAGGGTCAACTGAAACTTATAGTTCAATTGACACTCAAATATATATCAAAAATGTAGAGTCCGCGCGGAGCGTAACCAAACGTTTCTGGCAGCGGGCTTTTTCATTGTCCGCAAGAGTAAAGGGGATTCAAACAAAAGTTGAAGCTGACTATCTCCCCATTGATCTACGCTCTGAAAATGAGATTGAACGTGATCGTCATTCAAAGATCGGCAACTACATCACAGCGGAGAAGAATTTCTACATCACACCGTTGGAAGCTGCTGAGGAAATACGTTGGACTCTTGGTATTAATGCCAAAATTCCGGCCGAACTTATTCCTTTGCTTACACGTAAGCTTGAATCTAACTCAAATGAAGAAAATACTCCATCGGAGGGAGGTGAATAAACAATATGGCTAAACCTACACCCGAACAATTGGCGAAGATTAATCAAAAAACATTGGTCCCTTTAACGGATGAACAAACTCATGTGTTTCAAGCGAGAATCATTGGAACCAAGCGTATTGATAAGTACAAAATGAAGATTACCCCAAACTTCCTACGCAAAATGGCAGATCAGGTTAAAGAGGGAGTCGCCTTGCTGGTTGACCATCCGTGGCAGAAGTGGGAAGCCTTATCTTTCCCGTATGGCAGAACTTTTGACAGTCGAATTATCGAAGAGGGAGGGGAACTGGAACTCTACGGTGATCATTACATGGCAAAAGGGCTAGAAGCTAATGGGATCTCAACGGATCAACTGGCTACTGGCATTGATTCAGGAACTATCTTTGATACCTCGGCGGGATTTGTAACAACGAAGCATGTGTGTGGTATCTGCGGTGGTAATTATTACGGACCTTCGGCATGCTCGCATATACGTGGACAAATGTATGACGACAAAGAATGCCTTGTTCTAGCTGACGACGGATACATCATGGAAAACTCCATTGTATTTGATGGAGGGTACGAAGGCGCTGGAATTACACGCGAATCTCTCTCGATGAAACAACATGGTGAAATTGAGCAGCCGAAACAAACTGAATATGAACCACTACCTTTAGATGCGAAGTCGCTTGATGGCGATGGACGCGTCTTTTATTTTTTCAGCAACAAAGGCGGTATGTCTGCTTTTGTATCAAAACAGCATCAAACAAAAGAACAGGCCGACACACTGGCCCAAGGAGATGACACTGTGACAGACGAACAAAAAGCTGCGTTGGCAGCAGCACAAACCCAAGCAACTGCATTGGCAACAGCTAATAGTGTACTTGGACAAATTCGAGCTGCATTGAGTGTAGATAATGATTCCGATATTCTGAGCAAGCTTACATCATTGAGCGCTCAGGCTGCTGATGGGGCGACATACAAGATCAAAGTTACTGAACAAGCATGTGGAGCTGGTGTCCGTGCTCTTGGAGAAGCCTTTAATGTAGAAGCTATGAAAACGGCATTATCTCATTTGCCAGTATCTGAAATTGAAAAAATTGGAGCAACGTATGAAGCGCAGGCACAAGCTGCTTTGGGTGGCGGTGGTCGCCATACACAAGGTGATGATGTAAACCTACCCGAGGGAGCGCTGAATGGAGCAACGCCAGCTAACTCACAAAATGATGGTGGCGAGAAAACGCTAGAACAACTTAAAGCATTAGCTCGTGAAGAAGCTCGGGCGGCACTTAAGAATACAGGCAGAGGTAATCTGCTGAAGGAGGATAAATAATATGATGCAATCTCAGTATAATGGCGCTCCTGGTCCCGGTCAGGTTATTACTCAAGAGTTTACAGAGGTTCTTGCATCTACCGATCTTCAGGCAAAGCTTCCCGGAGGTATTTTACTGAAACAAGGACAAGGAATCCTGAAAAAAGGGACAGTTATCGGCAAAATAACAGCGGCTGGGGTGGATAAGGATAAAGCGGTGGCGTATAGCGCATCGGCAACCAATGGTTCCGAAGTAGCCTTGTGCATTTTGGATAACGACAATGATACAACAATCTCAGATATTGGCGCTTCGGTGTGGATTGCTGGCATTTTCTATGAATCTAAATTGATAGGCATTGATGCAGCGGCAAAGACAGCGCTGAAGCTTTGCTACTTTGTATAAGGGGGATAAACACACATGGCAAACGTACTTGATCCATATTTTCTTACGGAAGTCGTCCAAAACATTCGGACGGATATTAACAGTTTTCGCGGGGCTCAATTGCTAACCAATGGAGTTGACTTCAAACCGGAACTTGGACTCACTATTGAATACGACATCACCTATGACGACACGGGTATGACGCCACCTACAGGATTGAATGATCCTTCACCTATTCATACTCCACCTGTGGTGAAACACATGAACTTCACGAACCAAGAATGGAGAGAAAAGGTTGTTATTGACCGTGAAAAGATTGCTACTTTGAGAAAGCCAGGCAACAGTCTTGAGCAAAAGTGGGGCGAAGAATACATGATTGAGAAAATGGTCGGTCTGAACCTTCGCCTTGAGACACGGTTTGAGTGGATGAGATGGCAGTCATTAACGGGAAAACTTATTGTACCAGCCACATCCACCAAACCAGCCAGAACGATTGACTATGGTGTTCCAGCTAATAACAAGCCAACAGCATCCGTATTGTGGAGTAATACCGAAACAGCAGATCCATTGGCTGACTTAGATGGCTGGTCACTTCGATTCCGAGGAAGTGGGGCTCGTCCTGTTAAAATTATTGTTAATAAGAAAGTCGATATCTATTTGAAGCAGAATGCTAAAATCCGCGAATTGATCAAGTACACTTTTGGTAAAGATGTTGTCACTGACGGTTCGCTTGCTGAAATTGTCAGCCAAAATTTGAATGGTCTTAAGTATGAAGTTTACGATGGTGGTTACATTGATGACTCTGGCGTATTCTATCCGTTCATTCCAGATAATGCAGTAATCATAATCGGCCAAGGTATGACAGGCTCAATTATGGATCTTGTGACCGGCCCGAATAACTATGAAGACATTTTCACCGGTCATACAGGAAAGTTTGCACTGACTAAGTTGATCCAAGGAGACCCCGATCAATGGCAAGCCATCAATGGTGCAACAGTGCTACCGCGTCTGAAATACGTTAACTGGCATATCTTCGCAACAGTGGCGTAAGAGAGGAGATCTAATTTATGACAACTGTAAGAGTATTGGTTGATGCTGTTGGGCAATACAATTCGGGGGACATCGTAACAGATGCCCCTGATGGTCTTGTAGATATCGCAAAGAATGAAATCCGTAATGCCGCAACTGGACAATTGCTTGCGGAGATTGTAGATGGTAATGGGGCTCTTGATGGTTCTCCTTCAGAACGGGAGTTGCAACTTCAGGCCGAATTAGAACAGTCCAAAGCGCGAGAAGCAGAATTACTTGAGCAAATTGATATTCTTCAGTCCGATGGTGAATTGAAAGCCTCAGCTAAGGAATTGAAAATACCCGGATACACCAAAATGAGTATTGAAGAATTGAAACAGGCTATCAGTGCTGCAGGCGGTGCAGCAGATGGCAACTAATAAGATACTCACTACAGAAACATATCACGAGGAGATTAGAGGGCGTCTAGGCGTTGGTGAGGATGTAATATCCGATGCTGACATAGACGCTCTTTCTGTTTTGCCCATTGGAGAATCGAGGATTGTAAAAGCCGTTCCTGATTATGCTGAGTTAACTGGTGATGATCAAACTTATGTGTATGCAGCAGCCGTTTGTATGGTTGCTGCCATACTGGCCCCTTCCATGATAGCAAGAATCAAGAAGTCTAAAAAGGACTTTGACTTCTCTTTTGAAAATCAGGTTGTTGATTGGAAAAAGTACGCTGTTCAGCTTGTTGATGAAGCCTATGAGTTTATCGAGTCCATATCAACAGTGCAGCAGGGGACAGATGTTCCAGTATTCGGTGTAGCTGGACCGACCCGGGCGAGAGAAAGGCGGTGTCACTGATGTTTAAAGACTTCGCTCATAGGTATTCACCTTGTACTGTCAATGGTGAGCCCGATGTCGTTATATTGTCTAGGGAAACGAAAGCCACAACGGTTATCGGAAAAGAGTATATGTACAATGGTTTGTTTTCTTCGAAATCATCTGTAAAGCCGGGAGATATAGTTCAGAACGAATCGTCGTATTTGGTACAGACTCTACGTACAACAACTGAGAAGGACAAGTACTGTTCTCTGATTAAAACGAACGCTTTAATCGAGGTTCAGAGATACCAGCAAGCTTATGATGCCAACGATAACCCTATAGGTGATCCTGACTTTATAACTGTTGCTACTGATATTGTGTGCTTTGCACAGTATGTTACAGCACAATTGCGACAACAGGAGCCGGGCTTGCTGCCGAGTACCGTGTTTACCTTGCAGTTACAGACGACAGTAGATGTAAGAGACCCTCAAGACTCAAGTCTATCCGCGCCTGAACGGATTGTAATGGGCGGGAAGACATACCAGGTAGATGTGGTAGATAGGATAAAGTATCCTAATCTGCTGCATGTCCAGCTTTCAGAGGACCGCCGATGATTACAGGGTATGATTCAGCGAAAGCGGCGAAGGATCTGGAGAATAAGCTCGCTGTTGAAATTACCGGGCTAACGAAACTGGTCATGCTGACAGCCAAAAGCGGCATACGGTACTATCCGGCAGTTCGGGACCACTTGGAAATGCACATGTTTGTCCTGGCGAATCAGATGATTTCAGGCGACATCACCGCTGATTACTGGCAGGCGTGGCTTGAACAATTCGGTAAAGGCTCCAAGATGGCAGACAGCAGCCAAAATCCCGGTTTAATAACCTACATGAATAGTGAAGCATGGAACCGACTGAGGTCCAAAGGTGATCGTATTATTGTAGGTCGTTCCCGTGGAAAGTACCGGGCGATTGACGGGACCATGAAGGAATCAGGTGGGGGCTATGCTGGGGTGGACTTGGAGGAGCTTGCGGAGCGAGGCGATATTGATGCGTCATTCAAAGCTACACCGCCGACCTACTTTTTGCGTATCGCAATCCAGTCCAATCGCAAACGTATTTTGGATGGCATTAGCCGTGTAATAACTGATTTTCCGTATCACAGATACTTCAAGGAGGTGAAGGAATGAGCCTACAACTTATTGATGCTGTTCAGAATGCTTTAAAAGCAGATTCGGAACTTATGAGCATGCTGAAGCTTACTCCTTCATCACCCTCTGCTGAGGTAGTAAAGCGATTTACGAAAGGCATGGAGCCTGAGATAACGGTTTCTAAGGACACAGTTCCACATATCTGCCAATATGTCATGCCGGGACGATACGCCACTAATCCACTGGTGTTCGAGGGTAAGTTCTGTATTGATTTCTACGGTAAAACAGCCTATGAAGCGAAGCTGTTGTTTGAACGTTCATTCAAGATTCTGCATGACAGACGACTGACTGCTCAGGGCTTTGCTTCATATCTGTGTGTTCTGACCTATGACGCAGACTTTGCTACTGGAATACAAGGTGCGAAAGGATATAAAGCAATTTTCGATGTAGATTACTTAAGAATGAATTGAGGTGAACTAAAATGGCAGAAGCAACAGTATGGAAAGCAACGGGAAGATCCGGTGATCACAATGGCGTTAACCATGTTGAATACGAGTTGCTTGATTCAGCGCAAAAGCGAGTTTCCTTGGCTAAAACAAATGTGTCCAGCATTGAAAAAGATGGGGTTAAAATTGAACCCGATGATCAAGAGACTCTATGGTTTAGCGAAGCGAACGCAACCAAAAAGTACAAATTTAATGTGCTTACTCTTGCTGGTACAACTTATGAAGCCGAATTGAATTGGACTCAACCTATACCACCTAAACCTGAACCCACTGAGTGGGACAAGCTGATAGATGAGAAGATCATACTTGCTAAAGGGTTGGGTATTATGAGTGTTTGGAATCCAAAACAGGGTTACAAGCTAACCAAAGAGTACGTACGAATTGCGGAGATTGATAAGCGTTTATGGGAACTGGTCAAATAATCTGATCGGTTCTTTTTGTATTCACACATAAGGAGGATGAAACTATATGCAACCTTTAGTATTTGATGGCGTGGGGTCAGCGCAGGTCTATGAAGAAGGGGGAAGGCTCAAATTTCTTGATGATAAAATCACTAAAGTAACTTTGCAATTGCAGTTTGATTGGGACAAAGTAATGGGCGGCGATAGTGGGTACGCATTCCACTACACTGCTAAGGATTTAGGGGATAAAGCCTCTATGGAGGTTCCTCGCTACTCTGATATTTTGGCTGAACTGTCTCAAGGGGCTGAATCGGAAAAAGGAACAGTTCAATTTGATGAAGTAGAACAAGGGTTTTTAAATGCAACTGATGGCTACAAGTTAAAGGCTCCAACGAAGTATAACGGAACCTTTGTAGATAAGAGTGACCGGGTTTATTTAAAAGATACTGACACAGGTGAACTAGCTGAGTTGACTCGTGTTGCATCTGCCCCAACAGCAGAGCAGTACGTAATTACTGCTGATGGGAAAATCACATCTGATGTTGTAAACGAAGGGAAATTAATCACCGTTACGTTCAAATGGTCAAAGGAGAATGCTACAAGAAGTAGCTTAAGCGGTAAACGCCGTCCGAAACCATTTAAACTGGTACATCGCTTTTCATTAACCGATGATCGGAACGGCAAAGAAGTCCCTTGCCAGCTCACTATTTGGAAGGCTCTCGGCGGCGGGACTTTGGACGTGTCCCAAGAGCGCAAAAAGCCAACCACCAATACATTGGCACTAGAGATTATGGAGCCGGATATCACGCCAGAGAATCCTAATCGATATGCAGTAGAAATCATTTTCGGTATCTAATCAATTACTAACTTAACCCCCTATCGCTCAGGTAGGGGGTTACATACATTGAGGAGGAAATTTAGATGGCAGACAAACAATTGGATAAAACGCTTAATATAGGTTCAGAAATTCGGTTGGCAGAGGGTATCAAAAAGCATGTGAAGATCGGGACCATTGCATTGATCCGTCAGGTTCGTGAAGAGATGGACGGTGTAGCACACAAGTTTTCGTTTTCGATAGGCCGGAAAAAATGGGAGGCTACCGAAGACCGGGAAGCAGTTGACTGGCCTAAAGTAGAGGATACGTATAAAAAGGCATTTAACCTTGTTCTGGTTGAAGGAATAACCGAAGAAGAGTATGAACAGATTGACCAGGACGGTATTGAAGAACTGGACAACTTATTAGATCGATTTCTATTCTGAGTCGTTTCCTCCAGATGAAGAGACCGATGAGGAAGATGAGCACGAGGAGTCTAATCCTGCCGAGGATGATCATGAGACGGACTGGTTAGAACTTTGGGCTTTATGCGTGAGTAATGGTATTTCTGATTCGGAGTGGCCTAATATGACTATTCCGAAAATCAGAGCTTTAATGAAAGCCAAGAACAGAAACCGGGAATTTGAAATCATTCTTCACGGTGGCAATGTGGAAAACAAAAAGCCGAAGAAGGTCAAGACGTTATCTGATCTTGGTTTCTTCGCCAAGTAAATTAAGAGGCATCCGCAATCATGCAGGATGCCTCTTTTTCTGTATTTAGGTCAGGAAACTTTTCCTGAACCATTTGTGAGGTGAGTTAAGTGGCAGACTTAAATAAGGACGTAGTAGGCGCACGAATAAACCTGGATACCAGCAAGATATTACCTGCATTCAAGGTTATCGACAATGGAGCAAGAGCCAATGCTGAATCGTTTAAACTTCTAAATGCTGAATTAGGAATCAGCGAGAAAAATTTCAAATCCTTAGCCAGTAGTGCGGATAAGTTTGCTTTGAGTGCAGAAGACAGACGGAAGAAGATTCTCGCTGAATCCGAAGCTCTTGTAAAGCAGCGTACTGCACAGGCAGAATTAAATAATGCTCGGAAGAATCAACTGGACCAGGCGAATAAGATAACCGACGATAAACTCAGAGCACAGCAGGCCATTGTAAAAAAGCGTGAGGATGCAATTGAGCAGCAGGAACGAGAGCATCTAAAACGGATGGAGGCCCTTCAAAATAAGGCGACATCAACCGGACAGAAAGCCGCTAAAGTTTCAGGGGTAGGAACGGATGATAAGACGCGTGAACGTGTCCTCATGCAAGAACAGGCTATCCGTATGAAGTTGCAACAAATGGCGGATAAGGAAGCACAACAAGCAAGGAAGAACGCTCAGGATTATGAGAAGTTCTGGATAAACGCTCTGCGTGCTAGAGAACAGAAAGAAGCACAGGTTCGCGAAAAGGTGCTTCAAGAAGAACAGAAGATCCGTCGTTCACTGAGCCAAACCGAAGCACAGATGAAACAGACCTTCACTACAACGCCTAATTGGATGAGCCGAGTAGGAGACATGGCTACGCATGCGCTTGTATTCAACACAATGTATGCAGCCATGCACAAAGTGCAGGAAGCACTTAAAGAAGGATTGGTTGGGATAGAATCCAACATGGCGGGTTATATCCAAACAAACGAACATTACTTTTTAGAATATAACGAAGGCACTAAAGAAATGGTTATGAATACTGAAAAGCTTCATGACCAAACAACCAAATTTATTCGAACGGCTCATGATCTTGGCTCGGAAATCATGGATGTTACCGAATCAGCACGTCTTTGGGGCCGGATGTATAAGGATGCAGGCGTTGTTCAGGAGATGGTACGTAAGTCAACAATGCTCAGTACGGTTGACCTTGTATCCTTGGAAGATGCGACAAAATCAATGGAGTCTACATTTGCTCAGTATGGCGTGCAAATCAAGGACAGTAATGACGCTATGGTGCTGGGTGGGCGCGTTCTGGATTCTTGGTCCAAGGTTGCCCATGATACGATGGCACCAGCTAAAGACTTGGGAGCAGCCTTCGAGCGTACAGGTAAGATTGCTGCTCAAACAGGCGTAAGCTTCGACTTCATGAACGGTCTTATTTCAGCCGGTGTACGTAACACAGCGCTCTCTGGTGAAAATCTCGGTAACATGTGGAAGACAGTCTTGGGTACGATTCGTACCGACAAGGCTGTGGGAGAAATTGAACGCTTGGGCGTTGCAACCAAGGAAGTTGTTAATGGATCAGAGCAATGGAGAAAAGCAGAAGATATCTTGTTGGATCTTTCTACTAAAGTAATCGACAAAAACTATGACCTTACAAAGTCATATGCAGATATCTCTCGCGGCGTGTATCAGTATGCCAAATTGGCAGCTTCCCTTAATGCCGGGGATATTTTACTTGGTACAGCAGCCTCTATAGGCTCAACCGGATCGACAATGGAATACCTGAAGGTTCAAATGGATACTATTCAGCGTAAAGCAGCACAAACCAAGGCATCTTTGCTTGAGATATTTAACAATGCAGGCGACGACGGGCTAAGAAGAATGATCAAGAATGTCTTGGACGCGATTGACCAACTGCTTATTGGCCTTACCAAAGTACCGTCTGGTGTGTTTGAGGGTACGGCAGCTATTGGAGGTTTACTTCTAGCTTATAAAGCCCTCAGCGGGCCAATTATGAATGTAGTAGCTGCTGTGAAAGTACTTACAACAGCTAAGGTTGCAGAAACGGTGGCTGTTGCTGCCAACACTACAGCCAATGAAGTGAATATTGTTTCTTCTCAAGGAGCAACATTGTCTACCGTCCAACGTAGCGCAGCAACTCAGGCATCCACTGCTGCAACAACAGAGGCAACAATTGCAACTACAGCTATGACTAGGGCGCAAGCATTATCCACTGTAACGATGGCTGCTGCTACAGCAGGTTTGACTTTGCTGGCTGGGGCAATTGCTCTTGTCATTTGGGAAAGTGGAAAAGAAGAAAAAGCAGCGCGTGAAAGAGCGCAAAACTTGAAAGATGAAGATTCGGCAGCTCAACAAATGATAAGTCAGTATCAGCGACAAATTGACTTGCTTCCCAAACTTGTTAATGCTCATAAATCGCTTTCTGATTCGCTTAAAATTAGCGGTACCTCAATCGAGAGGCAAACTCAAATAAAAAAACAACTGGAAGAGGTCACAAAAGCATTAATTATAACAGTAGGCAAGGATGGAGCCAAACAGCTTGAATCCGCTAACTTTAGTGAAAAGGCCGTACAAATACAAGTTGACGCTTTGAACACACTGATTACAAAGCAAAATGAAGCGCGAAAGAACATGCTTACCGATCAACAAAATGAGATTAACAATCAGTTGAAAAAGAACACCGAAGAATTGGAGCAAACAAAAGAGAAACTCCTTAAAGTTAAAGACAGCCTAGCTTCACAAATGGGAGAGTTCTTTAAAAACGTTTTTACTGGAAAGAGTTTGGACGAAGCTTCTAACTCCGTTCAGCTGCTCCAGGACGAAGTAAATGGTTTAGAGAAGGAGAACCATAAACTTGCTGCCTCTGCCGCTGAAGTCGCAGTGCAGCTAGGCCAAGTTGCAGTTGATGCGGTTGATCAATTTGCAGGGAAGTCGGGTACAGCAGCTGAAAGTGCCAAAGCTCAGGCGGAAGCATTAGCAGATTTAAGAGAGCAAATTCAAGGCAATGGCACTGCTGTATCTGAGATGAATAATCTCTTGAGCGACCTTTCAAAAGGACAGTCTCTCAACGCCGCTGCTGCCACGGACCTAATATTAAAATATCCTCAACTTGCAGCAGAGATATATAAGACGAGCGATGGATGGAAGTTTGAAAAAGATGCTGTGGAAGTTCTCCGAAAAGCAAAAATTCAGAAAGCAATCGACGATTTGAAATCCGAGAAGGCTTCAGCGTTTAACACAAAAGTATCCACCGATGAACGATTAAAAGCTTATAGCATTGAAGCAGAGGCTATTAGAAATTTAGCTCAATTAAAAGCTGCTCTTAATGGTGTGATGGCTCAGAGTTCGTTGGAGGTTGCGAAAAGACAAACTGAACTTAATAGCATGACTGGCATTAGATCAGTTTTAAACGCTCCTTTCAAGAATCAACTTGATGTTGATAAGAAAAAACTGGATAACAAAAAAAAGCTTGATGAAATATACACTGAATATGAAAATCAAGCAAAATCCTTTGACACTCGGATTAACGCTTTATCGAAGCTCTACAAAGATCCTAAATTTGGAGTTAGTGATTCATCAAGCAAAGATAAAAAAGGGGGAAAAGGAAAGAGTGATGCAGAAAAATCGGCTGAAAAAGCAGCCAAGGAAGCTGCTGAGGCTCGTAAGGATTCTTACAGCGATGATATGGACAACTTCAAGTACATCGCTGAACGAAATGAATGGTCTATAGATCAACAGATAGCTGGATATAAACGCTTGGGGCAGCGGCATAAGCAATTCCTCACGGAAGACAAGGATGCCTTAAAGCAGTGGGGACGAGACATTCAGAAATTGAATGATTCTCGCTACGAAGAAGATGTCGCCAACCTAGAAAAGAAAAACGAACGCATGCGGCAGGCCAACAAGCAAGAAATCGAAATGACCAGATCATCTCTTGATTTCTATACCAAAGAACAAAATAAAGCCTACCTGCTGCCAGCAAACCGGAGAGATATCCAAAAGCAAATTTACGATCTTACTGTCAAGTACAATGAGCTTCGATATCAAAATTCAGAAAAATGGATTGATAAAGAGACTTCCAAAATGGAAATGGCAGGACAAGGCCAAATTGCTATTTTAAAAATGGAATACGATGCTTATATCCGCATGAGTAAGGCTAAAGATCGTACCGCCGAACAAAGTTTTGAATTACAACAGAAAATCTATGAGAAGCGCAAGGCATTGGAAGATGAATTCCTATCCGATTTTCAGAAACGTATTAATTACCAAAAAAGCATGGAAGCCATTTCTGTTTCTGATCAGCTCAATGCATGGACAAAAATGCAGGCTCTTTATAAAGAGGGATCAGAGCAACGCATGGAAATTGATGTACAGGTCCATGACTTGAAGAAGCAACTTTTGGAGGATCAGAAGAAGGCCGCTACTGAAGCTGCCAAGAAGGAAAAGGAAACGCTTGAAAAGACTCGTGATGAGGAAGTCAAACGGATTGAAGCGGAGCGGGATGCTTTTGTCGAAGCTCAGGATGCTAAAATCAAGGCCATAGACGACTTGCTTGCCAAGATGCAAACCGCGAATGAAGACGAGGACTATGATCGTGCTATGGCGGAGAAACAAGCACGTCTTGCCTTGCTCCAATCCGCCGTTGGTCCCGAGGGTATCGCTGAGCGCAAACAAACCGAGAAAGACATTGAGGATATGCAACGGGAACATAACCGGACGCTGGCAAAGCGTGGCTTGGAGGACCAAAAGAAAAAGATTCAAGATGAGAAGACTGAGCGAGAAAAGGATTACAATGACCAGATTGAAGCAGCAAAACAGCACTATGATGAACTCACCAGTAAGTTCGATGAGTATTCAGATGGCGTTGAATCCAAATCCGAAGATCTGAAAAATACGCAGATTTCAAAGGAATCTGAGAAGAACGCAGAAATCTTGCGCCAGTTGGATCAATTCATCTTAGACTATCAGATGAAAATGGCTGAAATCAATGCTACTTCAATATCTGCTTCCTTGGATACTGGATCTTCATTTTCACAAAAGGATAGCGACCTGGAGCGATACAATTCCAATATTGATAAATGGTACTCGGCAGGCACCGCCGAGAAAGCCAAGCTGCATGAGGAGAATGCTGCTCTACGGAATAAATATGGCATCAAGAAGGACACAGGCAAGCTTCAAAAATTCCATTCTGGTGGGATCGTCCAAGGGGACCGGGGCGCAGAGGTTCCAGTAATCGCAAGAGCCGGTGAAATGTATCTGAACGATCAACAGCAAAGTAACCTGTTTAACCTCATAAGTTTCAAAATGCCAAGGCTTGATTTCTCTATGCCGAGTTTCTCTATGGCTTCGGGGGATGGGACAAATCCGCAGTATAACAACAATTACTACACAGTAACTTCAGGAGATACTTATATTGAAGACGAGTCCGCAGCAAAGGTGTTTTGGACCGAACGAGATAACCTGGTACGGAGGTTACAAGCGAGGGGAGGTAAGTCTTAATGATCGACGCTACGGCAGATGGCAAGTCTTTTAAATCCATTGGTTTGGGGTTGAAAAAGCACAATATACCCGTGCTACCTCCTACGAAAGATCATTCTCTAGAAATAGCTGAGCGTGATGGGGAATTGGATTTTGGCAGCACTTACGGAGCTAGGACAATTGACCTTGAATGTGTCGTAATGGCAGATGATACAACCCTTGATTACCATAGGAGAGTCGCCCAAGTGGCGGCTCTTTTTAATGCCAAAAAAGGGGATATCGTATTCACGTTTTCAGACTTGCCCGGAAGACGGTATATAGGCCGGTACGCTGGAACCTTGGACATCGAAAAAATACTTTGGGATGGGGAACTGACTATACCAATCAAAATGGGTGAGCATCCGTTCCCAGAGTCGGAGGAGAACATAAAAGAAGTCATTATCACACAGTCTCCACAAACAGTGTCAGTTATTTCTACAGGGGATGAACGGGCGAGTCCTGTAATAGTGCTTACCAACACAGGAAACAACGACATACGGAATTTTCGTATAGCAAATGAGTATCAAGTAGAATAGGAGGTCTTTATATGGTAGACACATTGCTCAGTAAATCGACTGAAGAAGAAATAGTGCTTAGTAAAAGTAATTGGTGGAAAACAGCCTGTATCAATGCTGCTTTAAGGGGGACGAATTTCACAGCTCCACAGACCGTGTATATTGCTCTGTACATTAGCAACCCGACAGACGCAGATACTGGACAAGAGGTAAGCGGAGGCGGCTATGCGCGGCGTGCTGTTACGTTTGGCGCTCCGGTTATTGCTGATCGTAGGGCAGCCGCAGCCAGTGCAGTAGATGTATATTTCCCAATTGCAACGGCTGATTGGGGATTGGTTACACATATCGGCATCCGTACGGCAGCGACCGGAGGCAATTTAATGTATCACGGGGCAGTTACAAACCCACGGACGGTGCAGACAAATGACTCACTGCGTTTTATGGCTGGTCGAATAAACATTGATGAAGGGTAGGTGTTAAACATGGAAAAAATGTATCCACCAGTGGTGAACTCTCCTAAAACAGAGTTGACCGAATTGATTACCGACAAACAAACGGAAATTACTGTTGCAAATGCGTCTGTTCTGCTTCAAGGCGAAGGTATTGCCGTTTTGGGCAATGGGGATGTAGCAGAGACAATCACATATACAAGTATAGAAGATAACACGCTTAAAGGCTGTGTACGTGGCTTTGAAGGAGTAGCGCGTGCATGGGCATCTGGTGCTGTGGTAGCGCGTAACTTTACAGCGTCCGATCTTCGAGCGGCACAGCATAACATTGAATCTCTTGATGACAAGTTGCGAGGTATGGAACTTACGGACGCTTATGTGTATTACGTGGATGCTGTTAACGGATCAGACTCAAATGACGGACTGACCAAGGCTAAGGCATTTAAAACCATTGCCAAAGCTGTCAGCATAATGAAGCCTATAAGCCTGTCCCGATTCTCTATCGTGTTGCTTCCTGGCACATATGATGAAGACGTTGAGATTAAGCACAAGCTGCGTGCGCAGACGCTGGAACTAAAGGGCGAAACAGAGGATGCCAGCTTATACAAGGTTAAATCTATATTGGTAGACAATTTTACGAACCGCGCGGGCATTTACAACCTCACCATTACGACGACTGATAAAGTGGGCATATCCCTAGTCTATTGCAATCGGACTTTAATACAAAACGTTATCATTGAGGGGGTTGCTGCCACGCAACATGGCATTGGCAGCTATGACGCGAATGCAAGAATTGTAAACTGTAGGATATCCAACAAGAATGTTGCAATAGCGGCAGATGCACGAAGTAATTTTTATGCAGAAAACTGTACTGGCACTGGAAACGTGACAGGCATATTATCACAAGCCGGGTCCGTAATTTGCGTTAATGGCACTCTTCCTCAGGCAGATAATCCAGAGTTGCAATATTTGGGAGGTCAGATATTTGGAACCACTCCGTTTACCTTCTTAAGAAGCGGCGCGATTACATTACCTGCTAACTCAGCGGTGTTAGATATACCAATCACTACCGTCATGGAAGATGGATATGCTATGAAATTAGGGAATTCAGTGGTCATTCCAAAGTCAGGTTGGTACCATACGAATTTACTGTTAACAATCCAGAACCTACCCAATACAAACATAGCTAACCTGAGCGTTTATAAAAATGGAGCTAGCTTAACAACGAGAGAACTAGTGGGATTTGGTAGCGGACGTATCACGTTTATGACGATGGACGATCAGCAGTATTTCAATGCCGGAGATGTGATTACATTTAAAACATTCCAAGACAGCGCAACGGCTTTATCCGCTTATAATACTCAAATTAGGCTTACCTGCATTGGCACAAGAAGGACTTAATTTAGGAGGGAGGTCTAATGTTTAATACAGGTGGATTTAATGGCCTTGCTCTTAATTCGGGCAGCTCAACGGATGGGAATGTAATAGATTTGTCCGCTCATTTATCCGGTCAGGCACAAATGTATTCCCGGCGTAAAGAGATTAGCGGGTCCGAAACTGACAATGCATTCAACCTAATGTCATTCAATGTCACGGACACAGAAACGGTCACAGAATATATATTGGATTTTAATTTAGATATGACCGCAGGCGTGAAACTTTCAGGCGAAGGCCGGGCGCAATCCGATTTTGTTCGGTCTTATGACTTAGAAGCTATGCCAATGTCCGGCGATGGACGCGTAACAGATGCACAGTATACTCGTGAAATTATTCTACAAGCTTCACCTATGTCGGGAGAGGGACGATTGCAGCCAGCCGAGGCCAGCCGATTCCATACAGATTATATTGAGTTTACGGACGTATTCCGTCCTGGTGAAGTCATTACTATAGATGCAGGGAAATTCAAAATTATGAGAAATGGTCAGAACGTCTCGCATCTTTACAATGGTGATTTCTTCGATTTGAATCTCGGCAATAATAACCTGACCTGGACGGACCCGGAGACAGGTCGGACGGTTTTGTTCCGCATTACACACCGAGATAAATTCTTATATTAAGTGAGGTGGATTATGCCTACTCCAACTATGCAAGTGTTTGATAAAAACATGCGTCGCGTTGGTACGCTGGTGGACTCTTATGACATTCAGCGGCGGCGCAGGATCAACAGCGACTATGAATTAACCTTTATGGTACCAATGACCAGCGAAGACTATAGGGAAAAGATAGCAATCAAAGGCCACGTTCAAGACGAGCGTGGCCAATTTTATGTCATCCAGTCTCGTAGCCGATCACGGGAAGGTCGAAAGCTCACTGCAAATATCTACTGTAATCACATCATGTTCAAACTTAATGATTACAAGTTTCCATATGCTTCATACATTGCAGAAGCCTATGGTATCCATATCAATCAACTCACAGACCTGATTACAGCTGCTACAGGTGGACGGTTTAAGTTTGTTATTCACGACACATTTGATTTGCACGATGTTAAGGACTTTGGGCGAGGTACTTGTCTTGAAGCGCTTAATAAAATCATTCAGATGTATGAGTGTGAAGTAGAGCCAGACAACTTCATAATTAACCTGAGAAAAAAGATCGGGACTGACAATGGACTACAGTATCGGCTTAAAAAGAATATCGTATCTAGTTCCTTCAAAGACAAAGGTGAGTCTCTAGTTACGCGTATGTTCGCTCAGCTGAAGGATGGACGTACCTTTATCGGAATGGATGCGTCCAAATTGACCGAAGAGGAGCGGAGTTTGCTGTCAGGCATACCAGGAACGATTGTAAACGGAAAGCTGGCGGTAAACTACTTGATTTCTCCTTATGCTCAGTATTGGGCCAGCGAGTCGGTTCCTTTTTACGATGGGGAAATCATAGAGCAGGATATTGAAGAACCTGAAGAGCTGCTTAAGGCTACTCGCAAGGCTCTCAGGGAGCAAGAGAATGTAACACTAGAAGTTACCGTATCTACGGCTGACCTATTCAAAATTGACAATACAGAGCCAGAACCACATTTAGGTGATACGGTAATGTGTATTGACCCAGCAATGAATATGAACAAACTCAAAGCCAGGATTACAGAACTTACAGAGTATCCATATAGCCGTGACAAACACAGCGAGCCTACCATATCCAATGTCAATTTACGGGACTATGCCGATATCATTTCTGACCTGGAGCGGAACAAAAATATTATCAATAACTTGTTTAGTAATGGAAAGATCCGAACGGAAGTATTTGAATCCTTTGCAAAGCAGGCCGTGATTGATATTGATAATTCCAAAACAGAAATCAAGTACGATCAACGCGGAATAATCCTACAGGACAAGACCAATGCTCAGAACCAAGTTATTATGACTTCAAACGGGGTAGTCCTAACAACAGATGGAGGGAAAACAGCAAGGACAGCAATTACAGCACGTGGCGTTGTTGCTGAACAGATTGTCGGGCAACTCGGTAACTTTGTATCCTTGGTGATTGGTAGTGGTAATAATGTAACCAAAATCAATACGAATGGAATAAGTGCAGGGAATGACGACTATACCATTGCGCCATTCCGAGTAGACATGCAGGGGAATGTTGTAGCTCGTTCGATTAAGTTGACTGGGCAGATAGACAACTCAGAAATGAACGCTTCAGATATAAGGGCTAGTACAGTTAATGCAAGTACGATACGAGGGAGTAAGTTAATCGGTAATGAGATCGAGGGCGGTATTATTACAGGAGCCTTATTCCGTACAGCCAAAGAGGGTAGGCGTATAGAGATAAACTCTAATGGTCTTACTGCTTATAACTTACGCGGTGGAGAAGCTATTTCATTAGGACAATATAATGATGGTGGAGCCTTACTCTTTATGGATAATGGCTCACCAAGAGGAAGTATTTTTGCTGATTCGAATGGATTCCATTTAGGAAATATGGCTGGTATGATTCTACGATCTATAGATGATATGGTTTATTTTCAAGGAGAAGTTGACTTCAATGACGCGACAGTTAACGGACTGGAAATAGATAAAATAATGAACTTAAAGCAAACTATCAGTAATTTGCAGAATGATATTTCAGAGATTCGCGGTGATCTGTTTAATGGTTTAATCACTAATGCCTCTTTCGATCCAAGTTCTAGGAATCTGAAACTATTTAGTCGGGGTAAAACTGTGGCTACAGTTAATATTCCTGCTGGAGGAAACTCTAGTAGTTCGACAACATGATGTTTACTGAACCTCCTGCCGATGGTAATATTAGGACATATATACTATGTAGGAGGTACGGATAATGAAAAAATGGTCTTATTTACTCAGCGGTGTGTTAATTGGTGCGGTTGTCGCTACGGCTGGAAGTGCATTTGCGGATCAACTAAAATCTTTAGTCGGGCAAACAGTAGCAGGAGAGTACACTGTGAAGGTCAATGGAAACTCTCTGTCGGAAAGTGCGATAGTAGTTGACGGAAAAGCACATGTACCTTTGAGAGCTGTGTCTGACTCTCTAGGAGTGAACTTAAAAGTGGATGGTAAAACAATTCAGATTACTAATGGAACTGCCGATACGGAACCTGTAAATACGGCTTCAACAGGAAAATATGAAGGGTGGTCCAAAGAAAAGCTGAATGGGCGAAAGGCCGAACTTGAAAAATTTTTATCCGATACCGAAAAAGATCGTGACAAGGCTGTTTCTAACCTTCAGAAGATATCGAACATGAATACCGCAGTGTCTGATGATATTTTGGCGATCAGAAGTGAAACCAAGAAGAATACAGAAATCGGCATACAAGAAGCTGAAACTAATATAGCTAAATATAAGACTGAACTAGAAGAAATAAATAAAGCTATAGCTTCACTGAAATAAAATAGAAACGAATAGACCGTTAGCGGAGGCATTTAGATGAATAAAAAGATGTATACGTTTATAGGTGCTTTACTCGGGGTACTGCTAGCTACTTCTGGTGGAGCTGCGGCAGATCAAGTGAAATCACTAGTTGGGAAGACTGTTGCAGGGGAATACAATGTGAGAGTAAATGGAACAACATTGTCTGAAAACGCTATTGCCGTCGATGGTACAGCGTATGTACCTTTGCGCTCGATCTCAGAATCTTTGGGGGCGAACCTAGTGGTGAAGGGGAAAACTATTGAAATTACAACAGTAACTCCTTCTTCTAATGTGGTTGTTAAAGAGCAGTCACAAGCTATAGCTTTGAAAGATAACCCATATACCAATTGGTCCAAGGAACTAATTGTGAAGCATATTGGAACTGTGGAGGAATTGATCGATATATATAATAATGAGGTTAAAAAATATGAAAAGTCATTGACTGACACAAAAAGAAGATTAGGTGCGGCAGGCGACGATCAAAAACTTATTGAACGCATTGAAAAAAGCGTCACTGAGACAGAGAAAGGATTACAAGAATCCAAAGACGGTTTATTTGAGCACAAAAAAGAGCTAGAACAACTTAAAGCAGCATTAGCTACTAAATAAATAAGTAGTAATCTAGAAGCAAACAAAAATTATATACTGTATACACAAAAGCCCTCTTAAACAGAAGGCTTTTACTTTTATAAAAGAGGATAGTATTAGACTGCTTTCAATAAAGAAACAACCTATATCTTAATACGTCTATTGAATCGGAACGCAAATTTCGCAATAATGATTATTAATAAGTTCAACTGTATATCGCTCCAAGATAGGTCTGGTTTCATCTAAGCTGAACCTTTGATTTTCCAACTCCAGGAATATTTCAGCCCAAGCTTTTTGAACAGCTTCTGCTGTATGATTTATCTTAAAAACAGCGTATCTTCCTCCACTAATGTTGCTCAGGATTACTTCATCAGCATCAACACAGTAATCATTTGGAACAACCAAACACGCATCGTAGCGACAATTTTCCGGTTTTACAAATGCAGGATTATCTTGGGCAATACCGAGGATAATAGACGTATTATTAAATAATTCATTAGATTCAACCCAGAATTTAAATTTCTCCATTAGTTGTGAATTTGCAATTCCATAAGGACCAATCTGTCTCATGTATACAATTCTACAAGACGGTATTTTTTCAATTTCAGCCTTCATATTTTCTTCTCTTTCTTTTTAAAGTACATCGATGTCTGAAACCATCTTATAATGCTTTAAAATGATAAACAACTCCATTTTAAAAATAGTCAAATTAGCGCCTAATGCCCAAAGAGTAGGCTTATAGCGCCTGCTCAACAATCATGTCCCGTTAGTTGAATAGTCTTCACCGTTATACTCTCATTAAGTAAAGTACGGAAAGTGATCATGCATAAAATGAGTCAAAGCATCCTCGATGTTTCTATGCAGGCTCATATATTGGAATAAGATATCCAAGGTGAGTACGGTTTTAGATTCCTCAATACTAATAGTCCAGGTTGGTGGCTCTTCAGGATTATAACTAAATTCCCTAATGATACCGTATGCTATACCTAGATCCTCTAGCCCGTTAATTATCTTGTGTAGAATCTGATCAATCTCGCCTGTCAGTTGGTCAATATGAATCTCACTCTGTTCCCAAGTATTTTTATCATTCCAGTTATCCATTGCCTATTAACCTCCATATGTCATTGATTAAGCCAACAAGTATGTAACAATCATCTCTATGTTGGTTTAACTATGTCACCCAACACTTTGGCACATCTAAAAATAGCTATTCATTTTCTTTACGCTTATATTCTATAATTCGCTGAAGAGAAATATGAATTGCCCTGAGATAACTTACTATGGTTATAAAACCGAACACTAAAATAATTATGAGTAGATCCATGGGTAACTCGCTCCTAACTCAAACAAAAGATTATTCCCCATATTACCATAATTGGAACTATACTTCCTGTTAGTTTGAAAACGTATGGTCTGTTTACAACTTTATTTTCACTGATTTATGTTTCCCTTTAAAATCCGCAGCGTTACAGCAACAGTACCAATTTAAGATATAAGTATGAAAGCCTCTGATAACTCAGGGGCTTATTTTGCGTACAAAGAAAGGTGAGATCAGTAATGGATATACTTACAATTCACGGAATAAGAGGTTTTATTGATGGGAATGGTACAGCTCAACTGAATTTAGGAGATACGGTGCGCGGCCTTGGATTTACTAAGTGCGAAACCAAAAACGGGAAGGAATACAACAGCATCCGGTGGGAACGCATTTTTGAATACCTGGATGAGTTTGGTTTCGACCACAAGTGGGCGAAAGAATCTTATATACCTGAGAATGTTTTCTATCGTCTTGCAATGAAGGCAAAAAGTGAAGTAGCTGAAGCATTTCAGGCTAAGGTGGCAGATGAGGTACTACCTTCTATTAGAAAGACCGGAGGATACATAGCGAACGAAAATGCATTCATTGAAACATATCTCCCTTTTGCTGACGACCAGACCAGAGCCATGTTCAAACAGACTTTAGCGGTTGTGCGACAACAAAACGAAGTAATCATATCCCAACGTGAAGAAATTGAATATAAAGAGACGGTCATTGTCGGGTTAGTTGATGATATCGACCTTGCTGCCAAGCGACAAATTTTAAATAGAGTTGTCCGTAGAGGTGGGAAGAGGTATCAAGAACGCTGGCGTGAGCTGTACAAACAATTCGAGATGAAATATCACATCAATTTATCTGCTCGGTTGGATCGCTATAACGAAAATAATAAGCCGAAATTGAAAAATAAAATTGAATACATTGACAAAGTGATGGAAAAGATTCCAGAGCTTTATGAAATTGCGGCGAAGCTCTATGAGAACGATGTGAAAGAGCTTGCTCAGGAACTGTATGAATTGAACGCAAGATAGTAAAACTCACAAGAAAGGCGATGACCTTAATGTCAGATAAAATGATTGAGTCTAACCCAAAGGAACTTGTTCGCTTGTTTGAAATCATCAATCAGTTCGGATCGACCTGTAGTTTGGAGTTTCAAATTGAGGGACAAGCCGATCCGCTGATGGGAATGGTTGATGAAAAAATCATTCCTGAGTTTTATGAAGGAGACGGTACTGGAGCTGCAATAGCTTTAGAACTTGGAGCCACTACTTTTTCTTTTGAAATCGAAAAACATAAATTTTCGAAATATATTTCCGAGATGCAGTTCACCATATGTATTGTAGGCTCGGGATATGCAGTTTGGTTCAATAGCGGTGTAATTCCGCCAGAAGGTATTTCCATAGCAAAACAATGACGGCAAGACACTTTTAATAAGGTGTCTTTTTTTCGTTCGAAGGAGGTGATTGAACCCATGGCAAAGATAAAATCCACATTGGATATACAACTGGATCTAACAAGGCCGATTGAAGAATTGACTGAGGTCATTTCTGCTGTAATTGCTTCACAGCCACATAAACGTAAAGAAATACTTGAGGGATTGGATATAGCTGTAGGAAATGCATTAGCAGAGATACAGGCCCAAGAGGAAAAGGAACAGAAAACAGATGATGATAGCTCAGGAAAAGTTTCCTGAACGGAGAGACGGGGGAAGTAAGGTGGATAAGTGGGAGGTTTTTAAGTTCAGTACTGCTTTAGGAAGCAGCGCTGTGACGTATTTTTACGGTGGGTGGTCGGGAGTATTGGGGGTGTTGCTTGCACTGGTCATATTTGATTATGTGACTGGACTATTGGCAGCGGGAGCAGAAGGGAAGAAAGGAACGGGACCAGGCTTAAAAAGTAAAATTGGTCTTATCGGTATTTCTCGTAAGGTTTTTATTTTTGCAATGGTAGCAGTATCCCATCTGATTGATGGTGTCTTAGGCGATTCGCATCTTTTCCGGGATGCAGTCGCCTATTTTTATATGGCAAATGAGCTGCTTTCCATTCTTGAGAATGGAGGCAGGCTTGGAGCGCCAATTCCACCAGTGATCCGGCAGGCAGTGGAAGTTCTAAAAAGTAAAAGTGGTAACCAGGAAGGAGAGAAAGAGGATGCAACGACGAAACAGCCGTAATGCCCAAGGAATAGACGTATCCCGTTATCAAGGAAAGATTGATTGGAAGGCAGTGAAGGAAGACGGTTTATCGTTTGCCTTCATCAAGGCTAGTCAAGGGAAGTCATACCGCGACAAAACATTCATCGGTAATGCACAGGCTGCACGAGCTGTCGGAGTCCTAGTAGGAGCTTATCACTATGTAGACGACTCTGCGAAAACGCCGGAGGATGCCCGAAAGGAAGCTGCAAACTTCGTGAGCGCCATTGATTCAGCCGGAGGCATCACGGCTTTCGATCTGCCACCAGTAATGGATTATGAGTCCAATAAGTCCGGCTTAAGCAAAGCGGCTCTTACAGCCGTAGCCAAGACATTTCTGGCGGAAGTTGAGCGGCTTACTGGAGTACGACCAATCGTGTACACATATCCTTCGTTCATCGGTAATTTCAGCGGCTTATCAGATTACCCATTGTGGATTGCCCGGTACAGCGCCACACAGGTTCCGCCTGGCGCATCCGGTTGGTCACGCTGGGATTTCTGGCAGTATAGCGATGGCTCGGCTGGTGGCACATTGCCGTCCGGCACACGTAAGGTGGCTGGCATAGCGGGTCCAGTCGATTTGAATGAATTTGACGGTACGGCAGATGAGCTTCGGACACGGTTTAGGAAGAAGACATCCGTACCCAAAGAAGAGCCTGCGACTGTTGCGGATGGATCATTCCAAATCAACGGAGAGAATGTGGGTAAAGCTCTGCTGTTTGATGGAAAGACTCACGTTCCGTTGCGCGTGCTGGCGAATGCTCTCGGTATCCCTTTACGCTGGGATAATGCCAAAAAGGTCGCATATCTGAACAATCGAAAATTGCAATCTGTGCAGCTTGTGGAGGGTGTCGCTTATGTACAACTTCGGCCAATCGCAGAATCTTATGGAGCTGAGGTTTCTTGGGAAGCGAAAAATAAAATTGCTGGTCTGAAAACGAAAGGGGATAAGTAATCATGCAAACACAAACCATTATTGAAAATGTACAACCATATGTAAGCACCATTGTCACAGCCGTTGCGGGTGTGCTTACAGCGTTTGTTTTAGGAGGTTTGAACAAACTAAAAACTAAGGTTAACGTGTGGCTAGAAGCGCGTACAACGGCAGCGCAACGTGAAGTGATTCATAAAATTGCTGGGGAGGGCTTTGCTTTTGCTCAAACAGCATTTAAAGAAGCTGGGGGAGAACGTAAGCTTCAGGAGGCTTTGCAATATACTACATTGCGATTGGCAGAACAGGGCATTACTGTATCAGCTGTAGAGATTCGATCCGCGATAGAAAAGGCATATTTGGAGTATAACTCTAAAACGAAGGCGATTGTAACGGAATTACAACTTAACGAAAAAGCTACTCAAGCGGCTGCTAAGGAGGCTGTATCATCGTTGGCAGCTCAAGTTACTGCAATCCTTTTACAGGCTACTGGAGCAGATACTGTGGCAAACGCGACACCTGAAATTCATCAGGATACTTTTCCAGCACCACAAGCGAATGTAACGGGAGTAGCAGTAGAGTAAACAAATATAACCCCCTGCCGGAAGACCTAGCAGGGGGTTATATTTGTTATGAAGTGGAATAATTGTGTTTAAGTATAAATAAATATCAAGATTAAGAAGGAGTTGAACAAGCTATGGAGAATAAGTCCTATAAATCCAAATTAGGAGGAGATTTAGGTATGGCAGTAAATGATAAAATTGAGGTAATTTCTAATAGTAATCCCGAAATATATGGGGCAGTAGGCACAATTTTGGAAATATCAGAAACAGCTATTGGAACAGATATCCGAATTAAAACTGAAAATGGTTTAGATATATGGATTGATGCAGAAGATGCCGTTATCTACTAGAAAAGATAAAATGTGACAAAGGTAGCGTAAATATGATAATATAGGCCTATCTACCAATGAGAGGAGATAGGCCTATTTATGCATATGGATTTTAGGGTGTACCAGGTTATTTACTCTGGTGATTTAGTCACCAATGGAGAGCGTTTGTTTCAATACCTTAAAGGATTGTCAAAAATCCCGGGAGAACAAGGTTTTGAATATTGCATTACAAGCGAGATTGATTATCAATCTAGTATCATTTGTGGATGCCTGTCTGAAGAGTACTCTCCAGACATTAACTCTGTAGATGATGAGAAAAATTCCTATGTACCTGATGTAGCTCCGTACCTCAACACATATTTTGCACTTGATTTGCAAGAGCAAAGACTGCTAATACAGCATAGAGAGTACCCAGCGAATAATCTTAATAGGGAACAAGCGTTGGCGCGTCTTGCCACAATGATTAATGGTGGCTTCCAAGGTATATACGGGTCAGAGTTTGATTATGTTATTACAAATAGAGATGTAACCGAAGAGGAATTTATTGAGGTCTTTAACCAAAACAGAATTACATCTCTCAGAGTAAAGCTTTTCCAACAGGGGAGATTACTGAGTGAACAAGCGCAAATTTTGGAGGATCATAATGTTAACGCTTCATGGATAGAAGGATGGAATTCTGACGAGAGCGAGACATATGAAGTGGTTCTTAAGGCTCCCGGGAGAGGTGGAGTTGGAGATTTAAGACGGTCTCCTATCGCAGTGAGCCTCATTAACCTCCCTGTAAAGGAGATTCTTGAATTGAACTATTGGAGTGAAGAAGATGGAGTTGGTACAATGTCAAGAACTGACTTAAAAAAATTAAGGGTTCAAGGACTTGATAGAAGAACTCAACCCATCACTGGTATCGATCGTCTATTACTTGATCTTCGTAATCGGAGACCTGAAATTAGAAAATTTGTTGCATTCAATTTTTAAATTATTTTCTCCTACAATATGTTTACGAGTCTATGCACTAATTTGAACTCATCAGAATACCCTACTGGCTTGATGCAAGTGGGGTATTTTTGGGGTTGTTAAAGTGACTAATAATTCACCTATATTGATAGAGTCAATTGCAGGTGTGTTAATCAGTTAGTGTAGGCTGAAAAAGACTAGATTATAGTTTTTTTAAATGATCTGTTATAATTAAGAAAAAGAAATATTTAGGAGGTGTCATGTATGGATGAACAGCAGCTAGATATTGCAGCCATCCTAAAATCCGGTCTTGGATACATAGATGCTGCTATTAAAGAAGACAGCAACACAAAATTGTTTTTATGGAATACAATTGAGAACGTTTTAAATAGGGAACATAGTAATTATGAAAGTTTGGCAGATGTGATAGACCTCATCTTTGAGGCTCCAGCGGGAAGAGCAATAGAATTAGTAATAAGCAAATACATGGATGAAGTGTCTGACTACTTAGTACAAAACAAATCCTTCTACATTTCATTAAATCAGAGGTTTCAATTTGATTATAGAACCTCTATTGAGGCATTCAACAGATCCCCGCTTAACATAGTTAGATGTGAACTGATGGGTGCAAAATCGGACATTATAAGAATGTTTCGTGCTGATAGAACATATTTTGATTTAAATGCTGATCCTACGGGTATTGCATACATTGTAGAGTTTATGCTTAACTTAACACAAACATCCTTATTTGAAGGGGATGAAGTTTTTAAAGATGAATTTTATAATTACCTTAAGGGGAGAGCAGAATCCGCTCTAGCAAGTAGCGATGAATAGTTCAAGCGCTTCTAAAGACCCAAACAGCTTATTCAACGGTGTTCCTATAGGAACACAAAAAAATAAGGGCAATGCATCCTTTATCCCTGCTGGTAAATACAGTTCCCAGTCGTCTTTTAATAATCAAGATGTAAAAATAAATGTTCATACTCCTCAGGGGGGAAGTAGTTCGTCTATGGAAGGATTGCTGCAACGGATTTTTAGGGGACAATATGAAACGGCTTCAGCAAAGGAAAACCATACAGAGGTTGGTGATAACATGGAAGACTCGACAAAATTGTTGCTTGAACGTATTGAACGCGACTCAAGAGAACGCGAGGCTCGTTATCACAAGGACGCCCAGGAACGTGAACAGCGTTACCGTGATGAAATGCAGGAACAGGATCGTCGTTGGAAACAAGAAGCTAAAGAACGCGAGGAACGTATTTTAACTGCAATTAGAGAGGGCTCAGAAAGAACTGAAACGAAGATTAGCTCTGTCGAGGAAGAAATACGCTTGATAAAATCAGAGGTTTCCTCAAGTGTAAAACACTCACAATCGTTAGTAACAGCAAATATATGGGGTTCTATTGCTACTGTTGCCGCAATTGTTGCAATGGCTATTACAGTATTTCTTGCGGTAAGATAACGAACATTTTCAACATCATTCAAATCATGTATGCTGATAACAACACATACGGAAGCACCGTTATGCAATCCGAAAGCATCGGTGACACCCTACTGGCTAAGCTGGTAGGGTGTTTTTGCGGTTTGCCGTTTAGCCCTGTCAATTTCTTCAAGGACACATACTATATACCGTAACTTAAAAAAAGGAGGAGTTCATGTGAGTGAATGTGGACATGAGCACAAGGCCAAACATTTTTGTCCTTTCACATCGACAGGTGCAATTTTGGTGCTCTTTATCCTGTTAGTCATAATTACTAAAGCGTGTTGGATTTAATTTCGTGAAAAGAATTGTTGGATAATACTACTTCACTTGACTTGACTCTTTTTTAAGGATGGTAAAAAGTAGAGCCCAACAAGCGTATTTGGCAATAGCCTATGCGCTTGTTGGGTTTTGTCGGCAGGGGAATATTTTATTGAATGATCTGAGGTGATCAGCATGAACCATACATATAAAGTGTTAAAGTCGGATATCGAACTATTTGCTGCTGCATTAAGCCAGGTAAGAGTATATGTAGTCCAGCCGTTGGGAGAGGATTTGATAGATATTGTGGACTACGGTGGAATAGTGGAGAAGATTACACCGGAGTCGATTAAGATTAACGGAAGCTATTTCATGAGGAATCAGTTTGAATTTAGAGTAGATGTGAAAAAGGACTCCGCTGGTATGTAACCAGTATGGAGTCTTTTAATTAGAACTAATAAATTGCAGATGCTTTTATATAATATTTTACAATCAGAGACCAGAAAATTCGACAAATATATACATAATATTACAGTATTAGGTATATTGAACCGTTGTAAAATGAGTAATTATTCTTATTTAATTGTAGCATATTTTGATTATAATGAGCGTATATCCATAATATTGAATTTTGTGGGTGTGAAAATAAAGAATAAGAATAGGAGATAACACGTGAAAAAGAAATTAAAAAGTTTATCTTTGTTAGGTGTAATAACTTTATTGTCATTAGGTTCTAGTTCAGTTTATGCAGAAAGTGTTACTGAAGCAACGTATGAGAAAGCGATCGACCCTTCAGGAATAGTAATTTTTGCGGAGGCTAAATATCCCGGGCCAGGGACTTATTATGAGCCCTATCAAACAACGAGAGAAAAATCTACAGACTTTTCTATGGAAGTATCTAATACTGGAGGGGGAACAACTTCGGTAACGAGGACGGTAAGTATACGCAAGTTTGCAAATGTCACCATTGGTGGTGAGACTGAGCTAAAGATTATGGCCCAAAAAGTTAAAGCATCTCTTGATGTAAATGCAGGAGTTGATTCTACTAAATCAGTTAGTATTACATGGTCTATTCCAGCGAAAAGTGTTTATACTATTAAAGCTGGGAGTGTAGTGGTAAAAACAAGTGGCTATATCGAAAGAGCTAATAGTTCTGGTGTGGTAGTTAGCAGCACCTATAACTCTGGAAATTGGACTACTTCCGAGTTTTCCGATAGTATATTTGTAAGAAAATTGTAATAATTTCATAGGAAACCAATATCCAAACTGGTTTCCTTTTTTTATACTTCAAGGGGGTGACAGAGATCATTTTAAGAAAAACTAGTTTATGGATTTTAGTATTTATAATTATAACTCTGGTTGCCTGTAGCAGTAATAATAAAGAGATGGATACAGCTAATAATAAACTTAATCCTAGCAATAATGTAAACAACGGGACAAATAAGAGCAAAAGTGAAGAAAGAAATGAGGATCAGAACAATGAAAAGAGTGAGCCTTTTTTAACGGGGACTCATTTTGAAGACCCTAACGCCTTTCTTGTCTATGATTTTAAAATGTCTCACGATTCCTCTGATAACTCAGTCTCCTTTCGTGTAACTTATAAATTTGGAGACAAGCCTAGAAAATATATATTGGAGGGTAAACATCCATATTATTTTTATATAAGTGTTCCAGAAAGTTTAGCTAAATATTATACTTTGCCTGAAACTATACCAGTGAAGGGTGAAGAATTAATTTCAGATGACGATAATCTGAAATACCAAGTTGATATCAAAGCCTCGCTAAAAAAAGAGTTACCAAAAGATGTTATTAATTCTATGATTAATAAACCACAAGGATATTCCATAACTGTATTTGAAAATCCGGATTACCCGGCTAAACGTATAGTAGGTGTTTATGAGTTTGTGAGCACACTCCCTCCTAATACCTAAATTTAATCTCAGATAGGACTTATATTAGTTTGTAATAATAACTGGTATGAGTCTTTTTAATTAGCGACAATATGCCCGATACTTTGACATATCTTTCAGTATAGTATTTAGAAGATTTAACATATTTCGGAGGTGTCATATGGTAAAAGGATTTGTAAGAGGTTTAATTGTATTTTTACTAGCTGCTATTTTTTCCGTACAAGGTGTATATGCTGAATCGGCAGCAATTAGTCAACAAGCAACAGGGTATACGTTGGAGTTTCCAAGCTCACGCTACCCTGAAACCGGAGCACATATTAGGGATGCCATTGCAGCCGGACACTCTGCTGTATGTACGATTGATCGGGATGGAGCCGAGGAAAACAGGAAGGAGTCTCTAAAGGGATATCCGACTAAAGAAGGATATGACCGTGATGAGTGGCCAATGGCAATGTGCGCTGAAGGTGGCGCAGGTGCTGACATTCGATACATAACCCCTAGTGATAACAGAGGAGCAGGATCATGGGTAAGCCATCAGTTAGATAAGTATGCTGACGGGACAAAAGTGAGGTTTATTGTCAAATAGTAAAAAGCTCTGCTAACCTTAATTGGTCGGCAGAGTTTTTTTTATTTGAACAATTTGGAAAGCAGCTTGAATATATCGAACGTGCTGCGATTGTACACCTTGTTGTATGCCGCCTTACGTGGGTTACGGAGCCATCCCCAGCCCCGTGGCATCTTGAGTCCTGCGCGGTGTACAATCTGCCGTTTAAGGCTGGTACGGGCTGCTATACGCTTGTTTAGGTTGGGTTTGCGAGGTCCGTATTTCACGCTTTGTCCCTCCATACCTTTACAGCCACGTAAACTGATACGAGGACCGCAGCTACACTAACCACCATACTCAACGTTGCCATACGGTTACCTCCTTTTAGAAAATTGGATTGGAATATATCTCAGACGGATACTAACTACATTGAATTGCAGGAATCTTACAGTTATTCAGAGCCCATTCAAACCAAAATTCATACCAAATCAACTTGGCCAGAATATCGTCCTCGTTCCTGCGCCATCCCGCAATACTTTTAGGGTGATCCGTAATCCATTGTTCCTTCGCTCGCCGGATTATCTTCAGGTCATCATCTTTTATTAAAGTTGTGGCCGTGCTGTCGAAGTTGAAAAGCACATCTTTCAGACCAGTCGCACTAGAGAACCTCGCAAATCCCGAATTGCTTGGATACGTGAAATTGCCCTTCCCAACTAAATCGGGAAACGGATCATTTTCTGGAAGCTCCCACACTGGTGCTTCAGCAACCTCAACACGTTCAATTTCGACAGTTATTTGCCCGTCATTCTTGTCTACATGTAATATCGCTTCGCCAATTCCAATATTGTATCCCATCTATAGTCCTCTCCTTTTAAAATTATCATCTAATTTTACCACATCTAAAGTATTCAGAAATCAGTCCTCGCACCTTCTTGTATAGAGGGGCCGAAGCCCCTTGATGATTAATTGTGAGCAGCCTCCAGTTCTTGCATTTTTGAATTAACCGTGTTGTGAAACATGATGTGCCAGTTACTATACTTAAATTTCTTGTAATCTTTTGCGGCGCTTATCTTTTCAATGGGATAGCCCAACTCCTTCATGGCGCTTTCCAACAAAATTACATTTTCCTTTGTTGCTCTGTACTTTTTGAACATTTTCACTACCTCCAGCGTAAGGCCGCCGCCAATTGTATATGTCAAACCGTTATGTTATGATTGGGTGGAGATGGCGCTATACTAGCCGCCACCTCTAAAGGAATCCTTAACGTCTGCGCCGACCGCGTCGTTTGGTTCCTTTTTTCTTTGTCTTCTTACGGCTGGCGTTGTGTACATGGAGTACAGCCAATGCTGTAGCTAGTTGGATGATTGCCGTAATAAGGTTTACCCAATCTTTCATATGCTTTGTTCACCTCCTTACATTTACTATTTTACAGCATTTAAAATGCTTTGTAAATAGTTTTTTTGAGTGTTGCTAAAATATTTTAAATGCTGTAAAATGTGCGTAATAGGAGCGTGATTTTATGGCGGGAAGACCACCAAAAAAGGATAAGAAAGTGAGAGAGGCTATTTACTTCGAGCCTGAGCTACTTGAATGGTTACAGGAGAAAGCCGAAAAGCAGAAATGTACCGTAAGTGTTATAGTCAACCAGATGGCGGAAAAAGCGAAAGAGCAAGAGGAATAATAATTATTCCTCATTGCTCTTTTTTGTTTACATTGTTTAGAACATTTGTTCGGTATATAATGAGTATATCCAAACATCAAGGGGTGACATCATGATGAAATTGACATCGAAAGAACTGAGAGCCTTGAGTTATATCGAACAATTTATCAAGGTAAGTAAATATCCACCAACGGTTCGTGAGTTACAAGTCGGGTTGGGGTTGGCAGCTACATCAACAGCATATGGGTACATGGAGCGCCTGCAAAAGAAGGGCTATATTGTACGTGGTGAAAATATGCCGCGTGCACTTAAGGTGTTACCTTATGCTCACTGATCGAGAACGGAAGTTACTGCGGATACTGTACAACTATTCTGCTGGTCGCCGCCGACTACCAACAATTAAGGAACTGGAGATAAAGACAGGAAGGCGTACAGAGGACATAAAGGCGGGGCTGTTGGCTCTTGAGAGGGATAATTATATTCTATGGGATAACAAGAGAGATACCCGCCACATCATGATAATAGAGGGCTGGGATCGTGATCAGAAGATTGTTACGCCCCCAGGTGCGGCGAATAGATACTATACAGAATATTAAAACCCCGGATTGCTCCGGGGTTTATTATTATTTAAGTCGTTTTTTGTGTAACTCTGGAAAATCATCGCCGCCCATTAAGATATAAATTTTCTGAGCTGTAGCAAGATTATCTTTTTCTACTGCTGCAGCAAGTTTCGAAGCATTATCTTTTTCGCTAGGTGCTACCTTTTCAGAATATTTGTTTAAAACCTTAATAGCTGATTCATGACGCTCAACTGATAGAGTCCCTTTTACGGTCAATTCAATATATGAAGAAGTTTCATTGAGTAAAATTTGTTTATAACTAGCTTGCCATTCTTCCTGTGTAGGTTCTGTTTTCTCAGCTTTTTCTTCGGTTGTTGATACTGCTTCTTTCTTAGGGGCTGGGACAGATACAGCGGTTTCAACCTTTTCCGTTGGTGAAGGTGCCTGTACAGTTTTTGCTTCAGAAACTTGCTTTGAATCTACTTCAGCTACAGTCTGTGTTCCTTCTCTATCTTTTAGACCGCCACTTATTCCCCCAATAACTGCAAACGCCATGATAGCCCAAAACCACCATTTCTTATATACTGGTTTATTCAATATTACTTCCCCCTATTTAACCAACATTTTCATAAAAATAGTATATATGACCTAGGAATATTTTTCTAGTACAAAAGTTTTATAGATGGCAAATAAAACACCTTGTTAGGAACAAATGTTCGTAATATAATCGTTACATAATACATCAGGAGGCTACATACATGGGAAAGAAACTTGAGGGTAATGGTTTATGGGAAAGTTCGCGGATCATCATACCAGAACATAAAGAGGCTTATTTAAAGCTCATGCAGGATCGCCAGAGGCGGGGAAAACCGGAGTTGGACGACCAGGAGGTACAATTGATTGAGCAGGCTCTAATAGAGTCTTACAACTCGCGTAAGCCTGTCAGCGTGACTGTATTTAGCCCGTTCGACGATACGGTTATGACTGGTGTTGTTACGTCAATTAACACCGCTAGACGCGAAGTGAAACTGTTTCGTGGTGAGGATGATTTTAGTTGGATTAAGCTGGAGGATATTGTATCAGTAAATTTTTAAAACCTCTTGCTTACGCCATGCACCACTATATAATTAAGGTAGATTAAATATAGGGTGGTGTAAGGTGTTAACCAATTTGTTTTATATAATTATTGGGGTGTTTGATGCAATGGCCATAATCGTCTTCCCTTTGGCCTTGTATATGTTACCCATTAAAGAGTATAAATACAGGATTATCCTTTTTGCTGTGGTTATATCTCTCGTATCCTTTTTGATGCGGATTGTACTAAATGTACCTAAGTTGGACTTGCCTTTGCAGTACGCACTATTTTCAATATTTCTTCGCGTAGGGTTAAAAATAAAATTGCACTGGTCTGCATTTATATTGGGAGTTGCCATTAGTGCCTATGCCACTATGCAAATGGCTATTTTTTATGTATACAGCTTCTTTGACGTAATGCAAATTAACGTTCTTAAGGAGAATGCTACACTTCAAGTATTCTTGCTACAAGGTACATCTATACTTATCACTTATCTCATTGCCGCGCTTTTTAAGTTATATGGCACAGGTTTTTCTTTTATATCAGCACCTCCACATGATTTCATTTGGAAGGAAGACTATACAACCCAAGAAAATAAAATGGTCTTAACAAGCACTTTGTTTTCGACAATAACGATAAGTTCAGGAGTATTACTTTTATACTATCTAAACCCGCTTGCAATACTGTTGGTGTCTGTGTTCACTTTTGCCCTTTCTTATATCTTCTCCAAGAGGAGCGATTACGAGGATGCTAGAAAAGCTCTCGAAGCGTATAGCGAGCGAAATAAAAAAAGCTGATCCAGATGGACCCGGCAGCGTCGAAGTATTGACCTACGCAATCGGGATTAAGCTTAATTGGTATACGGGGTTAATACTTACAGTGCTATTTGGATGGGTACTGGGTGATATTTTAAATGCCCTTTTGGCTTTTTTCAGTTTTGTAGCACTTAGAAAGTTCTCGGGCGGGTTCCACTTTCGTTCTTTAACATTCTGTGCCTTATTTTCTGCAACGCTTTTCGCTAGTATACCTCTAATACATCTTGGACATGATGGCACAATCTTGCTTACATCCATAACAGCTTTAGTGGTCTTATGGGTGGCCCCTCGCAAATCTGAGGACCTTAATCCTTCGGGATTAGACCCATATTTAAAATGGATTTCGTTAGCTGTCGTAATCACTAATTTTATATTCCAATCACCTATAATTGCTCTTTCTTTCATGGCCCAGGCCATTCTACTTTTATTAAAGAAGGGAGGTGAGCAACAATGAAAAAGGGAATCGCACGTTTTGTAGCTAATCGTTTAACTAAAGATGCTGAAAAATCTTCCAAAGCCGAAAAAACATTAGTAGGCGCAATGCCGCTTCCAAAAGAACTGAAGAAATGATACCAATCCTATGGACAACGACAACAGAGAGATTTTTGCACCGGAAGTTTTGCCAGATGGGCAATACGGAGAACGGTATTCATTTTTTGAAAATGATTTAGTGTGTGTAGAACGATGGATACCGAAGTCAAATTACGAAATACCCTTCTTTATTACAATGGATGGAAACTTCACTGCTCCTACAACACACGGGGAATTCGCTGATGGATTCCCCGATTTTTGTAACTTGGACACGGGGAATTTGGTTAATCTTAAAAATGTTTCCGAATCAGAAACAGCCGATTATGGAGGCAAGGTTTTTTTTCCCGGGACTGCGATGCATACCGGCGTTAATAAGCTCAATTCAGCGGTTCTGTTGGATCTTATAGAGGCTGCTAATAAGCGGCCCACCGATCAACGGTTTATTATGGGCGTGAATAATTCTAAAGCAGGCCTTTTTCCTGCTAGGGACGTTTATTATATGGATATGTGGGACCCGAAGAAAAATTATCACGTACCGCGTTTTCACCATATGGGAGGATTTTACGTGGTTGCTCTTACCATGCGCCAGTGCCAGGAGGCATTTCCCTATCTATTCCCGGCCACTCCAGGCCACCTTATAAATGTATCCAGAGTAGCCGGATTTGAAGAACGCAGTTTTGAGACAAGAGTCAGATTTAAAGACACGGATTATACGTGTCCTATATCCAGACCGAAGCACAGAGCATTAAAAAAAATATTACGAAAATAACAAAACCCGGCCTACGGTCGGGTTTTTAACATACTTTTTATACAAAGTCAATAGCAATCTACCCTAGGATAGCGCAAATCGATTCGACGTGAAACGACATTTTTCCCCTTTACGTCATGATGTGAATATTGATATAAAAGGGTTAAGAGATTCAAAAAAATAGAATAACGGGAACGCAAATTCTTGTTAGAGGGAAGGATGTGAAAAAGCGCCTCCCATGAGAGAGGCGCTTAATTGTGGGTTGGCATCCCTGCCAGGATAGCCGAATTTAGTCCCACTGATAATGATTCACAGCGAGTATACATGATATTTTGTCGTCAGTAAAGACAAACACTTAAGGAGTGCATCAATAAAATGACTAAACATAAAGTTACACTGCCTTGGGATTTAGAGAAAGACAACATAAGATTATTTATCAGGTCAATAGTTATAGCTCATTGCGTAAAGATGCCAGTTGACGTTGAGGTATTAACTCCCTCGGCGATACATGTTTTCACTATTACCGATTAAATTAAAAGGCTTGAAACGTAATGTAGTCACGTTTCAAGCCTTCTTTGTAACTGCCCCCAACACCTCCCCCAAATTGCCCCCGAACTTAAAATATTACATGATATTTCAGAAAATAAAAATATCCATTATAATGTGCTTTATCGCTATTAAAGCACCATATGATAATTTAAAAATCCATAAAACTTATACAGAACCCAAGTGCATCAATGGGAACGGGATCAATATCTGACGCTTTACTAAAATGTGAAATCCCTTGGCGCGTGAGCGTTGAGGGATTTTTTTTGTGTGGCTAATCCATCCGTCATTTGAGACTAATTAGTTCTCCCCCATAATCTCCCCACAAAAAATATTATTGAAATAGACCCTCGGTAAAAGACTCATATTTCTCCATGCTATTCATCTCTATTTTTGGAAATGTGTGCATAAACGTAGGCTGTGAAAAAATTTCAAACTAACGTTGAATGCAAATATGTGTTGGATGCCTTGAAAGTCTTAGAAAATGAAGTCATTACACTCGGGTATACTGGCTCTTCTAAGCTACTCACACTCCAAAGTGACGAGTCGAGTTTCTACATTGTTCTTCCTTATAGGTGGCTGGTTAGATGAGTAAATACTATGCGAGAAAAATGATTTTTACTACTTACTACAGCGGCAGTCGGTCTTTGAAGATTAAGGAAGTTCGTTTGCTGGAAGCTATGGATGAGAGACAGATTTCTGTTTTTGAAAACGTGAGCAGTGATATTTTGGGAGTCGCCGCCAAACAGCAAGTGCCTTATGGATGTGGGTAATTTGAGGATTGAAAACAGATAGTAGAACTTACAGGAATATAACCAAAAGTCCACATGTTAAAAAGAAGAACCCAAAGAGAATCGATACAGAGCCTCTAAATTTCATGTCATCAATGTAAGCATCACTTGGTTCTGAGTCACCTTTGATCTTCCAGGCTTCGTTTGCACGCCATCCCCAGGTGGGATTTCGTTTACTTAAAATACCAAGCGAGAAAAAAACAATCGCAATAAAAATAAGCATGAATCCCATTGGATCAGCCCCTTTAAGTAAACTATACCAAAAAAGAACGACAGATGGAAAGTATCGTCCCTCAAGGACGGATAGAAGAAAAATAAGAGGGCTTTGCCCTCCATGTGATGGTGTAATTTTAATCTGAATAGGCAACCGCGTTAAAACTTTCTATTCCTATTCGGGTGGCATCCGCTGTGCAAAATAGATATAAGGTATACACCAATTCATTTGATGGTGGTAGAGGGACATTGTAATCGGAAGCATTAATGGTGACGACCTGCACAGCGTTGGGATTTGCCTCGGAGACACTAACAGAGTAAAGGGCGTAAGCAACAGGAGAGTCGAGAGTGCCTCTAACAATAGAAATAGCAATAACGGAGTCAAATGGTGGAGTAGTGGGAAATGAAAGCTCAGCAATCCCTGATAATTGTACACGCATATTTTCCCCAGCGCCCGTCACGTCTAAGCCAAGCTCTGCGATGGCTACAGGAGTATTGGCTGGCAAGGGAATTGAGATTGTATTACCATAGCTTGCATTTTGAGATGTTCGAGCATCTAACAATCTAGTCATTATCTCATCTCCTTTTTAATAGTTTATGCAGAAGATATTCAGTGTTGAGGGCTTGGTGGATATGCCTCTAAGCTAATGCGGTGTATTGCGTCATTATCGGCCCCGAAGGGTAGAGAGGAAGGATACAAGATGGAACTTAGCGAGAAACAGTTGGAGAGTGTGAGCACGCTTTGTGCTTAACTACAACATGAAGCCGACAAAAACAATTTTTACTGTGACACGGTCGATCGGTTTGGAATGATCTTGTTGCTAAAGGGTTAGCTACAAAACGAGGCGGATGGGATGAGAAAAGTGCATATTTTCGCCTGACATATGAAGATGCGAAGACCGTTTATACAAAGCCAATGCCATGAAAGTATTTTGGAGCATTGCATTAAAAAGTTTTGAACCCATAGGGGACAAGAAGGAGGGGCAACTTTCCATAATGGAGAGAGACACAATGCATCCCCTATACCAAAGGAGAGATAACCCGTGAGTAAATACAAAGTGTATGAAACAGTAGCGGTGAGACAGTTGGTATATCTAGGAGAATACGAAGGGAATAGAATGCGTGAGATCGGAGCGCAGATTCGGTCTGAAAAGCCCAATATGATCATAACCCCACAAGAAATATAAGAATTAGGGAGATTAGAACTGATTGACATAGATATTAGACAAATCAAAGAGGATTGAGGCATAACAGCCTCTTACCCTATATACCTATAATGAGCGATAAGCACAGTGGGGTAATACACTTCAAACGCTACATAGAGCGGTTTTACGTGGATGAGGTAGGGAGTAACCACCAATACAATACGCTCACCCAGGAACGTTGGAAGGATGATAGATATGAATGTGTGGCCGATATCGGCTATTAAACAAGATGGTAAGTCCAGATGTGCCAACTGCGGAAAGCCGATAAGCGAAGCTAGAGAAATACTTACAGGGAGGTTATACGATGGGGAGTTTGCTTGCTGTCGGGAATGTGATGATGAACATGAAGAATTAGGCAGCCCCATTGAACATGGGATAAGATATCGTGATTTGAATATTAAGCCTATACAGGGTGTCGGTCACACGGCACCAAAGGGAGAATATATAGATGAAAATCGTAGTGAATAATGAGCAGGAAGCGGACTGCGTCGCTTCTTCCAAGACGGACACGAATATTCGATCATGGACTTGATCAAATCAGAAAAGGAAAAACAAGAAGACACAGAAGACTTGCAAGGAGAAGATTTTCGCATTTTGGCAGAAGGATTTTTTTGGTCAGAACTGCATATAGAGATTGATCGAAAAGAAGAAGAACTGAAATTTCGAAGACGACGATTGGGTGACAGGAGAATGCATACACTGTGGTACTCATACGACGGGAAACAATCGCGATGAAGATTAACCTATAGTGAGTGAAAAGCGATGGATTCTCCTGAATCGCGGGCTACTTGGCGATACGAGGATTGTTACAATCGTCTATGTCCGTGCTGCTCAGAACGTCTTATAGGAGACGATGAAGACGACGAATGCTGGGGGAGGAACAACAATGACAGATAAACCAGACTGGGAAAAGCGAATGGTTTACTGGATACTGGAAGCCGAAAAAGAAAAAAGTTGGGCAGATAATATAGAAAAACGGTTGTATTTTTCGAACACCGAAAATGAAATTATTGAAAGGAAACATAAAGGTACTCGTCGATACTCAAAAGGAATCTGAATCCCTAATACAACAAAGGATGCAGAGATAGCCAGACTAAACGTGTCACTCATGAAAGCCTTCCAGCTGTGGACTGATTATTTTAATGCACCGAACGCAGTGGGCAAAGTGTGTATTAATATCGAGTTATCTAAAGTGTTTGCGAATGCGGCGGTCAAGGAGGATGCCACATGATACGCGCATATACCACTATATTAGCTGCTGTACTGTTGTTTATAGGTGTAGTACAAGTAGATAGGTATATGTTGATTGAGACTGTGCCGGCAAGCGAGGTGAGGATTAAATATGGCAAATAATAACGATGAAAAAAATAAGCACCTATGAAAAAAAGTGCTTACTTTAAAGTTAGTTTTATTATTAAGGGAATATTTTGTAAATGTAGCCTTGATATAATGGGCATACTTTGTTGTTGCCTTTTTGTTGCCATTTATATAAATTAATATTTCCTCCAAATCCTCCTGTCATGTAAAATTTTTGAGTTGGAACTGTCGATTTCATATCCTCTTTAACTGTTGCACCTCTGATGCCACTTACCCATTTTTTGTTCCCTTGAGGCGGATCATATGGTGACTGAGAAGAAATATTTGCTGAAGTTGGGGCTTGTTCTGCAAAACCTAAAGACGGTACAGACAATGCCCCAAGAAGAACTGTGCCAGCAGCCAAAGCAATAATAGATTTTCTCAAAAGTAAAGCCTCCTTAGTTTGTTTTCTTCGTATGCAAACTATGGTGTAAGGTAATTATAGTGTTTTGATTTACATATATATACCAAAAATAACGATTTCACCAAATTATCACATTATATAAAGGAATGATAAACGATGAATGACGATCAAATGTGTATAGTTAATAGTCTTGAAGATGAGTCTTCTGATACACAAAAGATAATCCAGGTAAACTTTTTTCGGACATTGAGCAGGAAGATATTCGAAAAACAAAGTGGCTTCTTAGTAAGTATGTTGATATGATCGAGGTGATCAAAAACTATGAGTTTGCTCTCCAGTAGATTGAAAACGGAATGTCTGCGTATGAGTTACTTTCCGCCGAGGGGGCAATTGCAAAACGAGAGTCAGGTCAGGAGTTAACGGCAGGTGTAACAGCAAACGCTGTAATCCTAAAGGACAAACGGCATATGAATTACAAATTCTATCAATTCATCACAAACAATGTCCGCTTCGCCGTAAACAACATGAGGGATCCACACGAGGGACTTGCTGCTAAGCTGCTGTTCATGACGGTAAAAAATACCTCAAGGCCCAGCAGTATATGGAGAAGGGATACAGAAAAGATGTGCCTAGTATCTCAGCCACGACATTTGCAGTTAAACGACGACGAGCGATTGTAAATATAGCAAACAGTCTTAAAATTAATCGGACTTTGGATTTTGTGGTTATTGACTATGGTCGGGGCCGCAACAAGGAGGGTGAAATCGGACTTAGGGTGCCAGAAGTAAATTAGACCGTAAGGGCTTAAGCCTTTGCGGTCTTTATTGAGGTGTCAGAAGAAAATAAAGTTCTAGACA